GAGGCGATGAATAAACACCTCCCGTCGTACGCTCAGCTGCCTACTGAGTTTTCCGCCCCCAAGACCGTGATCAACAAGTTAATGATCTGGTCGTATGCGGCTGGGTTGGGTCTGCGTGCATCGATCCCAATCCGGGACTCACTACAGGTGTTCTCAACCGGCATGCCCGTGATGGGAGTTTCTCGCTTCATGTCCGGGTTGGCGAAGGGCCTAACAAAACAGGGTTGGCAGCTTGCTGAGGAACAGGGAGCATTACTAGGCAAGCATACGATCGGAGAGCTGTATGGAGATATCTTCTCAGAACTGCCAGCTGGTGCTAGTACAGACCGCATCACCCAATTTGCTAACCGCTTACTGTCTCCATCCCGGTGGGGTCATAACATCGCACGAGCTGTGGTTTTCAATGGGGAGTACGATTCTGCCCTTAACGCAGTACGTCAATACCGCGCGGGTAAGATGGGAGTTGATGAACTAATCCACCAGGATAACACCTCATTGTGGTGGGCGGACAAACCCTTCGTCGATCGGACGCTAGCGCAGTTACACGACACAGGGTTTAGTGATGAGGATATCGCCCGCAACATAGCGCTTGAGACACTCGATCTCACCCTCTGGCCGTATCGACGCGGAACTCAACCTACCGTTCTTCGTACTGGCGCGGGTCGTATCTTTGGGCAGTTTGGAATGTGGCCGTTGAATTATATGGACTTTTTGAAACGTGGGGCGTCAAAATTCAGCGAGCACCCACAAACGGCGATGAAGACTACCGCGCTCTGGGCTGCTAGCAACTACGCTGCGGTATCAGCAATGAACGGAGCGGGGGCGGATGTAGGTAAGTGGTTCTGGTTCAGCCCGGCTGGGGTTGATATGTCGCCTCATGCGAAGTTCATCGAGAACCTGTTGCAAGCGCCGAAGGATAGTCCGGATGGTCGCGAGGCACGTCGGCAGGTGTTAGAATACCCAATGAACTTCTTCCCAACGGGGTTAGAGGCAAAAAACATCTACCAAGTAATCGAGAGCGGGGAGGATCCGTTCGACGAGAACGGTCATCCAACGCCAGCGCTTTTGAAGGTGTTAGGATTTAAACCTTTAAAGGAGGTGCCAGAACGTGATCTCGAACATCAAATGCTTTTCGAACTCGGATACGGAGAACATCATCGACCCGGACGTTGAGGACGAGGAAGATGAAGACGAACACGCCTACGAGCCGGATGACGGCCACGAGGAAACCTACGAGGAGGAAACGTAATGGGGATGAAACCAAGGCTTGAACAACCAAACACTCAAATCGATCCAAAACTCTGCACCGGTCCAAACAAACATCCGGGAGAGGAAACCTACGAACACATCGATCCGAAGACGGTCTCCTGCCGACGTCAAACAACCAACACAAAACTCGATCCAAACCTAGTAAGCGGTCCAAAAACGCATGGGGGTTAACACGCGATGGCGAAGTTCCTTCTTATGTCGTTGAAAGGCGACGGGTTGGGCTTCGCCCTCCGTCTACGCGCAGCAGGACATGAGGTGAAAGCACGCATTGTTGGAAAGACCGAACGCCAAAACTACGAGGGGTTGATCGACAAGATCGACAAGTGGGATGACCATCTGGCGAAAGATACAATCGTTGTGTTTGACAGTACTGGAGGGGGTAGCACTGCTGATCGTCTTCGTGCTCGTGGTCACTTTGTATTTCTCGGTAGTGTCTTTGCAGACAATCTGGAACTGGATCGAGAACTTGCCTTTGAACTTATGGCGCAAGCTGGAATAAAGGTGCCGGAGTTCAAAACGTTCTACTCGTGGGAGGAGGGGCGAGCGTATGTCAATAAACATGCCGGCAAGCTGGTCTTTAAGCCAACCGGAAAGTTTTCTGACGAGCATGGGGTGGGGTCGTACGTATCATGTGACAAACTCGACATGCTCACGATGTTGGATTATTTTGAGTCAATCTCGCGCAAGTCGCCTGAGTTCATCTTTCAGAACTTTGTCGAAGGTATCGCGGTTAGCACAGAGGGATGGTTCAACGGGTATGAGTGGATGGAGCCGTTCAACCACACGATCGAACATAAAGCTGTTATGAATGAGGACCTCGGTCCGTCCAGCGGTTGTGCTTTCAACGTTGTTTGGGCTGTACGGCAAACTAACCGTGTGATTGAGGAGGGCATCAAGTTGATGGCTCCCCTACTGCGCGACTACAACTACGTCGGCCCTGTCGACCTCAATACTGTTGTGAATGAAGAAGGTGTTTGGGCGCTTGAGTTTACACCACGCTTTGGTTACGACGCATTTCCATCCTTGCTTGAGTTGGTTGACGGTGACCTGGGTGAGATCGTCGCGAAGATGGCGAGGGGGGAACAGCCTGATGAAATCCCTCTCAAGGCAGGATATGCAAGTGCGGTTAGGGTAAGCATACCACCACATCCTAGTGATGAGTTTGTTCACCCAGGCGGTATCCCAATACAGGGTTTAACGCGTTCGGATAGACCTCACCTGTACTTTTTTGAGGTCATGCTCGACGCACGTGATAGGTTGGTCTCTACCAGGGGCGGTGGAGCTATCGCGGCAGTAACGGGATTGGGAGACAGCATCGAGGGTTCGTTCCGTGAGCCGTATGAGATTTGTAAACGGATGCGGATCCCCGAGAAGCAATACCGTACAGATGCCGTGGCGGAGTTAAGTGCGGACTACGCCGAACTGTACAGACAGCTAGCCGTTGGACACAATCAACTTAAATTCGTTGGAGGGAACCCTTGAGCGTAGATCTGATTAAAACCGGTGGTGAGATTGTTGCAATTGCTTCTGTCGCACACACGTTACTACCCCCGTGGGAAGTCTTTAACGACTACCCAACTTTTCAGAAAGCGTACAAGCTTTTCGTATTTATCGTTGGGTATGTTGCTCTCAACGGTCGGAGCACTATACACCCGAGTATTTCTACTGCGTCAGGTACCAAACCTTCTGAGGTTGTTGTTAAATCTAACGGAGTGAACGCAAAGGAGACACCAGCATGACGTTTTTGAAGAAGTTAGGACAGGTGTTGTTGAAGATCGTCGGGATCGCGGCGGGCGTTGGTCCAATCATCGAACCGTTTTTGGGAAGTGGAAAAGCGGCGACAACGACCACAACCGTTGTGAACGACCTCACGCAAATCGGATCGGTCGTCACAACAATCGAAACCGCCTTCGCCGCAATCCCCAACAGTACTGGAGCGCAGAAGTTGCAAGCCGCGATCCCGCTTGTTGGTAACATCATCAAAACGAGTGAGATGGTGGTTGGTAAGAAGATCGCCAACGAAGCCCTGTTTACTCAGGCGATTCAGGAGTACACACAGGCGACAGTTGACCTTCTGAACTCGATTGATCAGTCTGAGGTGAAGACGTCATAACACCTGTCACATCCTGAAGTTCGAGCTGACGGAATGTTACACCTTCGAGCACGACATCGTTGCCGGAGTAGGGGGCGAAGAACACTACGTCCCCTATTTTTATGCTCTCTTGCAGTAATGGATCGGCGCCGAGTGCCACAACACGTCCTTGTGTTGGGCGGGGACGGTGATCTTGTTCGAGTACAATCTCAAGTCCGGCGCGTTGAGCTCGATCCTCCAACGATAACGTCGTCTCGATCGGATCAACCAACAAGCGTGCTCCAAACGGTTTATATAACTGCGTCATTTCTTCACCCTCCAAGGAAAGCACGGTAGTGCTCTGATAGTGCTGCGTTTGGTTAAGAACGGTTCCTCAATCTCGGTGAAGGCGATGAAGTTTATCTCCCCACGTTGACTGCGTAGTTCGGCGTACTCCTCCTCCGCCTTGTTGACGGTGCCATCTTCATTCTCAAACAAACTTGTTGATTTAACAATCCTCACAACGAGGTACAACGTCCCCATGTGTTCAATTTCCTGGCCGAGCGCTAATTGTGTTGACACCGCACACCTCCAGTCTTTCTAAAATCTCCGTCTCGGTCTTACCCTTCACCGGCCAGTGACTGTCGATGCTCTCCACACACCCACAAGCGCTCAATGAGTTTAATTCATCTACGTCACCCATTACCATCCCCAGCGCGTGGATTGTTATATGCGGGTGGTAAAGTTTAAGGTGTTCAGCGATCCGCGCACGGATGAAGCGATCTTCCGTGTAGAGGTAAGCGAGAGCGCGCGGTAATCCAACCCAGGTAATTCTCGGATCCTCCAGCGCTGTCATTAAACCAAAACACCAACCGATGATATCGCCCTGTTTGGCTTGCGGTACATACATCCATTGCACGTGAGGGAATGTTTTGAAGTTCTCATCGAGAAACCTGCGAGCTATAAAATACGTTTCTTGCCACTTCAGGCAGATATAATCCGGCAGGACAACTACATTAGGTTCGGCGGATACAATCCGTCTGCGTAGTACTGACCAATCCTTCTGCCCCTCATACGCACCGTTGTCGAGGATTAAATGATCCCCCTGTGCCGCTCGGGTTTTGTAAAACTCCCAGTATGCCGGGTCGCGTTCTTGACACAATAACAAATGGTGGTTACTTAAGGTTGCGTATCGCTCAAGTTTGTCGGTTGGGCACATGATACAGAATTCCACACGTCCTCCTCGTTAATTGCGCGTCGGTATTTATACAGCAAACTTGTTGACACCCCCACAAGCTTCGCCGTCGCGTCGAGGTTATACCGCATGATAACGCGTTGGTCGAGACGGTGGAGCTTGCGCGTTTGTCCTGCCAAATTATTAAACCCCCCACGTGAACGTCGTTCGATAAAGAGTTTGTCGAGCTGGCGCATGACGGCATGCCCGCTAGCACCTATCCGTTGACCTATCTCCTTTAACGACAAACCCTGCTCGACGTACATGTTAAACAACATATCATGACGGTTGGCGTAACCAACCTGACGAGCAAGGTCATCCCAGTTTTTGTCAAAGCGTTCTTTCACGATTCCTCCTTCACCATCTCGTAGTAATGCCCGACGTTGTCAGCATGCTCACGGATGATGTTTGCTTCCTTCAACGAGTTGATGATTGTGCGGAGATCGATCGCGGACATTTTACCGGACATTTTCCGTACCAAGTCAGAATGCGGCATCGGAGCGTTGATTGCAACCAGTCTCGCAACCTCGTCGTGACTCTCCCCAACCCCGGTCTTAAACATCTGCTTCAATAACTCGGGAAGGAACTGCTCTGCCCACCCGAGCAAGTCAAGGGCTTTACTAAAACATCGCTCACACATCTCAAACGTCCCGTGCTCGCTAAGATGCAGACAAATCCCGATCCTTTTAGCGTGGTCGGGTTTTCGGTTATGGTAAGTTGCCAACAACTCGTGCGCTGGTTGTCTGATATCTTCGAGATGGGTTGTGGAGTACCAATCAATGTATCGTTCGCGGGCTGCGCTGGAGAAGTGGATTTGTCCAGCGAATGCGTGTATAGTAGCAAGCCCAGAAATAAGATTACCACGTAGGTGAGGATCTCCAGGTTGCGGTATAGGTTCAATCCGTGTCGAAGTATTCTGCACAATGAGGAGATTTCGTGCAATGAAGCCGCCTCCGAAACTATCTTCCGGCGTAGCCTTGACGAACCAATCAAGTGTAGAACACATAAGGCTGCTAATGGCCACGTTACGTATGACACTTGTACCCCTCCCGATTGTCTTGCTCTCCCAGATGTCAGGACAATCCATGAAGCGCGTGATGACTTGCACCAACCCTTCGTTGTATTTTTGTTTGTTTAAGAACACTGTCATTTCGGGCGCGTAAACTAAACCTACCGCGTTATCTCCCTTCATGCTCTCGATTAACGCTTCAGGGGTTAGCTTTTCGCTGTACACCTTCACGAGTGATAACTCCTGTAGCATGTTCACGATGATGTTGGCTGCGCTGGTCTTCTTGATGCCGGACGGGCCCAAAATGATAATACCAAGTGTGGGGTATACTTTATAAATCCCCATGTCAAACCAAACCCGTCTATTTAACAACGTCCCAATCGCGCACAGCGCGCTGAACACGTGATAGGCAAGCGGTGCCTCTGAATGCGATGTGTACTCAACATAATCCCGTAACAAACCGCGGGAGGGGAGTAGGTCTAACAACTCCTGCTCTGCCCTCACCGCGGCTGTGGCGTCGACAACGGGGAGAACACCTTGTCCGTTGGTATTATCGTGACCGATCAACAACTCGTCTAGCTTATCCTTCGTCATCCCGAAAGCATCACACACTAACTGCCGTACTGCATCACGCTCGAGTGGTTTGAACGATTTCGGGTAACTACGAAGCCACGATATTATCTCCGGTAACAACTTCGGGTTTAATTGTCTGCCCGCTAACAGCTGTTTGAGTGTCTCCAACTGCTCCAACTGCGAGCGGGTCCATTCTTTCAATGAATTTGTCAAGGCTGGTCAACTTCCCCCAATTCGGTCCGTATTTGCGCTCTGTTGGGATCGCCCAGTTGTCTAGTTCAGGGAGAGGTGCTTCCATCGCGTTGGCGACAACCTGATCTACCTCTCGAACGTACTTCGTCTCGAACTGGAATACTGCTGAATCGTGCACCGGGAACAGTAACCTCCCCCCGAACGGAGCAAGTAGCGTAGGAAGTTTGCGAAGAGCGTTCCGGATGAGGATGTCAACCGCGACACTCTGTCCCGGGAATGCCAAAATCTCATTGTACGCACCTTTAACGTTGGGGAAGCGTCGTATACGCCCGAACGGAGATATGAGATAACCCGTTCGACTTGCTTGGAATTCGAGTTGCGTGTGGAAGCGTTTGATCTCGGGGTTTTCTCGGTGGAATCTATCATGTATCTCCCTAGGACGTTTACGCGCTGCAACCGCTCCCAACGTCTTTATCATCTCCGGGGTGGGTTCGGGGATTCCCCTCCCGTAAATAAACCCCAACGGCCAGGATTTAACAACTAAGATTTCCCACGGGCGAATCTCTGGGAGTATAGCGCGCTTAGTTCTGGGCTGGCCGGCTTTGAAGAACGGTTTGCCGAAAATGTCCTCGTAGAAAAAACCATAGATGTAGTCACCCGTTGCCATTCGGTCAAGAAGGCTTCTAGCACCTGATTGAATTGCATATAACCTGAGTTCGATCTGGCTGTAATCCGCACAACCGATCGATTGCGTTGACGGATCATCCGGTACCACGATCTCACGCGGGTAAATCCCTGCGAGCTCCTCTGGGATTGTCTGAACATTGCCATCAACCGCTTGTATTCTACCGCCGACTTGACCGTGAGCTTTAAGTCGAGGGTGAATTCTGCCATCTGACTTGGCAATTGACATAAAGTCGCCTGCATGCTTGAGCCCTCGCATGGTTTGGACCAGCGCCGCGGTTTTGTTCCCCCGTTTGACGTACTCTTCAAGCGCTTCGTCGTCGCACGTTGGGGTGAAGGTTCTGACTTTATTCCCATCCTCATCCTTCTTCTCCCTTTTACGTTTGAAGATCGGCATTCCCATCTGACTGAACAAGTTAATCAACTGTTTCGGACTCGACCAGCTAAACGCGGGAATGTTTTTATTCCACCAAACCTCGTACGCTTCCAGCGTTTTCATCAGCGTTAAAAAGACCCGGTCAGCTTGAACGGTATCGCAGTTCGTGCCTTTAACACGTACCTCCGTGATCCAATCAACAATCCCCATCATATGATTCCAAAACAAATCCTCCATCCTCGGGAATTGTCGCATCGCCCGCAGAATGTTACGGCCGGCCCATAATGCTCCATACGTGTCTCTGCAGTTGCCAACTGTGTTGTAAAAACCGGGATCGATAAGCCGTGTGTTTTTATAGTACGGAATGTCGCCGAAAATACTAAAGCAGGTAGCTGCGTCTTTATTGGTGAGATGCGGCCACAGGAGATGCATTCCCAGCATAGTGTCAGCTTTTCTGATCCCGTCGAGGTCGAACCAGGCGCGTAGTTTGGGGTAGTCAAAGTTACCTCCGTTATGAGTCCAGCACGTCAGGCGTTTACCGTCCGGTCTCGCAGCAAATAACCTCTTGATGAGATCAAATTGGTCAGGTCTGACTCCCACAGACTCACCAACTCGCGCAGATAAACCAACGAGTTCGACGGGGGTGATGTAGGTTGGGTCAAGCTCATCATCATCAACTGCAGCTTCTGGAGTCTCAATATCAGTTCCAAACTCTCCTGCAGCGATACACTCGTCGACATATTCTATTACCTCTCTATCCGTGGGGTGGTAGTTGAAGTGTTCGTCGGGAGGTCGAGCTCCGTTGTTGAAACGGGCAACCCGCTCCAGGTCAACTTCAAAGAGCGGGCTTTCCACAAATCCGGTGCGCATAACGAAGCTGGGATGTACAGCGGGCACAATCCAGTAGCTTTTACCATTTCGTTCCCACTTGTAAGGACAACCTCGAAGCCAATAAGTACTGCTTTTTTCGGCGTTTTTTCTGTTATGCCGGGTCTTGAAATCTCGTCCGGTGAGTGCATCGAAGGGCTCCTTCCCTAACGTGAGGATGATTTCAGCACGGGTGAGTGTGTCCAGCTCCCGTTCGAGTAGGTGACGGTCAGCTTGAACAAGTGAGTGGGGCAGGGGTTGACCCGGCGGGACGAAATGCTTACAAATATTACTAACATAACAAGCAGACCGAGCCAAACCAACACGCTGAAGACCCCGATCCAATACGCGGCCTGATCCACCAACGAATGGACGTGCATGACGCATTTCCTCCTCTCCAGGGTTTTGCCCGAGGATGATTACCTTCGCGCTGTAGGGTCCTTCCCCCCAGACGATCCCGTCGTTAACGTTTTCTGACAAGGTCGAAGAACCTCCGCTCTAGGTCTTTATCCTCGTTAAATAAACCGTCAAGACGGTATGTGACGAAGTCGGCGTCGGATTTAACCCCTCGCATGGATAGACAACCGTGTTCGCCTTGAATAAAAACCGCCACTCCTTTAACCCCCGAACAAACTTGGTGGACTTTATCAACAACCATTTTGGTAAAGCCCTCCTGGAGAAGAGGGTTACGATTACACTCATGGAGAAGACGCGCGAGTTTCGAAAGACCGAGGACGTGACCGTTCGGTATATACGCCACGCTGACGTTAAACTTAACGGGGAATAAATGGTGAGGGCAGAGTGAGAACAACTGGTGCCCACGCAGAAGGATAAAGTCGCTGAACTCTTCAGTGAAGGTGGCCCACTCGGTGTCGGTAGGGTTGAACATCTCGTAGAGTGCTCTTGCATAACGCTCCGGGGTGTCAAGATAGTTGTGGTCGTTGGGGTCGACCTCCAATCCTTGTAGGATTAATGTTACACCTTTTTCAACGAGATGGGTCTTCACTACTCCTCCTTTGTTAGTTCGTCTACGACCAATTGAGCGTAGCCAGCGATGTCGAGCCAACTGTCGATCAAGCGTGGGTCACCGTTAACGATACGACCGATTTTGTTGCAGATCATATCGAGGCTTTCGCGTTGTGCGCAAGTCGTGAGATGCCAGCTTGCACCTTCACACAATACGTCTTTCAACATTCGAACGGTACGGGATTGTTTTGCATAATCTCCGTAACGTACGTGGTTTACCTCAATCCGATCCCTTACGTTGGGTACGTTGGGTAAGTGCCCGCCTAAAGGCGTCTGCAACTCTGGGGTTGTTGTCGTCTTGTTCTTCGGGTCCGGACTTACGCGTAAGTGTCTGTTCATATTCATGGTAGATGTGTAACGCCTCCGACTTTGGATTTCCTCTTCCTTCATCTCGGTAATGACGTGTTATGATCTCATCCGTTTGTCGGTTGATCGTACCGACGTCATAACAGGTGTGACCCTTCACGTAGTGATGACCGTAGAACAACGTGTACTTACCCGACGCGCTCTCGCAGTGTTTTACCACTACGCATTTGGGTTTGCGAAAGTCTAGTAGCATGTCTACGCTCCGCTTGTTGGTGTGAAAATATTTTTTGACATTCAAGACACACACGGTGGTAGGTTATAGTGCCCTTCAACGTACGTCGGGGATACCAGCGAGATGCGCCAGGAGCATCTCTATCGTGACCACGTGGACAAAACCTCACGCGCGCTCGCACTACCGCCACCCGAACAATTTATGTACTTGGAATGAGATCCTCCACCAAGGCATTGTGCGCTGGATTTCACAACACTTTTCCACGTTGTGTTTGGTGATTTCGTCAACACCGTTGATTGGGCAGAGGAAAACGTTCCGGTGGTCGAGCATCGCTTGCGTTAACTTGTACATATCGAAGCTGTCGTCGACTAACAACTTAAGCTCGTCGGAACGGTTAATCATCTCATCCAGCGCGCCGATCTTAGGACTGACGGTAATCCAAACATCCGGCATGATCAAGCGCGACAACACCTTCGGCGGCATGATCGTGCCACTCGTCTCAATATGCATTTTTGTGTTGAATGGGCGGAGATCGTCGGCGAGTAACAACAGTTTATCAGCATACATCATCGGCTCGCCGCCGGTAATACAAACGTGTTCGATACGCTCGTGACGGGCTTCGTCAACGATTTCATGCCGGGCGATTGTTGACGAACGTAAATAATCGGTATCACATGGGAAAGTACGACCATCGTATGTCGTACACGCCATCGCCTCTCGGCCGTTTGGTAAAACAGGGAAGGGGTGTTGTTCAGCTTTCACCGCAGCTGCTGGACGACCAACATTACATCCAGCCAACCTAACAAACAACATGAGCGTTCCTACCCATTGCCCTTCACCCTGTACGCTGATGAATTTCTCAGCGAGTGGGAGAACCCCTTCCTGCATAACGCCTCCTTTACGACGTTTGATCAATCACGAAACCGTTGACCTCTAAGGTCAAAATCGGAACGGTTGCCGTGCCGTTTGGTTGAGTGTTGTCCGGCAACGTCGCAGTTACCGTCAGGACGAACTGAGTGCCTGGTGCGGCTGTTGGAGCAACCGTAACCTGAGCTGTCAATCCATCCGGGCTGACCGACGTGATCGGTGCGTTTGTTGTGTCACTCGAAGTCCAGATTGGAACTACACCTGGTGGGAGTGAAGCTGGGTTGCCGTTATTTGTCGGTGTGGCTTTGAAAGTCCCCACCGCTCCTGGTCCGACGCCTGTGATCGCCACGCTGTTGTCTCCTTGTATCTGTTCGATCGTGAAACCGTTCACCTGAGCGAGGAATTTTAGTAAATCACGTATCTCCCTCACCAGATGCAGGATTAGCTTGAGGGTTCTGTGGATTCCCCACATTTAGTACTTCCCCTTTTTCTTCTCTTTCTTCTCTTTCTTCATCTTCTTCGCCATAAAGTTTACCTCCCTTCATCAAGAGTTGTTTGTGGTAGCGTCGGTGGCAGCCACTGTGGGCCGGAAAAAGGTTTTCAAACCGGTTGTCGGAGCGATCTTCGTTATCGTGGTGGATTGTGAATTTCGCACGGACTTTAGGGTGACGTCTATGTCCGAACGTCATTTTGGGAGGGAGTTCGATCAACGGCTGTTTACAGAATACGCAGTGAATTTTCGGCGCGTGGAACCAGAAGAACTCCCGCAGCATCTGTAACTCAGCGTTGTACATTAATACTCCCAGTACTCAGCCCAGGTTTTGTCGGTCTCGCTCACTCTCACACCGTTGGTTTCAACCCACAACCCCTTACAGTACTGGTACAACCAACCTGCGAGGTTTTCGGCGGTTGGGTTGTAGGGAAAGACCTCATTCAGGTCACGGTGATCCCAGTTTTGGTCGATAAACTTCTTTAAGATGTCAAGGTTGCGGTAGTCACGGACAAACCCTACATCGTTGAGGTCTTTGCTGTTTAAAACGACCTCAACAGTATAATTATGCCCATGAGGCCTCGAACAAGGATGATCGTCAGGCAGACCCGCCAGATGATGAGCGGCGCTGAACTTGAACTGCTTTCGGATGACATACATTACTCACCTCGGTGGCGTTTAAGGCGGGCGCGTTCGCCCGATTTAAGGTCAAGCCGCCCCTCAAACCAATAGACGAACGCGCCGTAACAAACGATCAACAACAGAGCCCACATTTACTCTTCCGCTTTCGCTGTAGGAGTACCCCTTCCCGCACCTTCATTCAACGATCGGATGCTGTACGGAGGGATGTTGATTGTTGGTTTACCCTGATACGTTGCGTGTTGGACGTAAACGTAACACTCCCCGTCGAGTAACTTCTCCGGGTCGTGACCTTCCGGGCCGGGGTTGTAGCCAACCGCCTTGTAATACCCCTTGAGTTTGAACAACGCGTGGGATTGCAGGCTAGCGTTGTCCGGTACCGTCCGACCGAACATGTTTCCTTCGGTCTGGATCTTGAGTTGGAGTTTAACCACCGGCTGCTTGCTCGATTCAGACAAGGTCTCCTCAACCTTGCTGATTCGAACGTGGTACCAACCTTCGTCTACCGCCTCCGAAGGTGCTGCGACGTTGGACATATTGTCAGTGTGTATCGCCATTACGTTTGTTTCTCCTTTGGTTAGTTATTGACGTTGTATGCGTCACTACCGCGGGACTGTGGTGTTTGGTTTGTGTCGCGCGATAATCTCGTTTACTGCCACTCGGAGGTGGTTGTTCAACATCTCTTGTGCTTTCACCTCCGCGAGGTCGTACTGTTTCTTTTCCTGTTGTACAACCTTACCGTTGATGAATGACTCCCGAATACAGGTCATTGTGATCATCGGCCAGAGTTGGTCATGGATGGTGAATTCGATGCGTAACATTAAACCCCCGAGATCAAGCTCACGAACTTGTTGTAGTCTTTCTGGTCCTCGACGTCGACTGTACTATCAATCGTCATTTGTGCTTTCTTCACCTCGGTTGGGGTTAATGATTTCTCCCCCTTATCGAGGTTGATTAACAAAATCGGTTGAGGAAACGTTAACAACGAGCGGGTCTTACCTATTCCAAATGCGCCGTACAACATCCATATGTAAGGCGGACGCCAGAATTCAGGGTTGACTTTTTTGACAGCTTCAGCAACGGCACTGTAATCGGCGGGGAGAACTCCAGAATTAACCGCGGGTCCGTTGAACCGATCTTTAACCTCCCAATACTCAGCACCGGTCCCGATCGGTTCTCTCCTACTGATCCAGTGAGCAACGCCATTAATCCGCCGAACGTGGAGCACGTTGTCAGCAGCTCGACAAAATTCATCTGGGGCGCGTTTTCCAGGGAGGTCAGGCCATCCTTTGACAGCGATCGGTTCTTGTTTATCGCCGAGCCCCCCTTTCGCGTAGACTTTCTCGATATCCTCGTGCGCCGTGAAGACAATTTCCACCCCCGAGTCGCGTTTTTGTTTCATTGCCCGGACGAGCATGTTCATCCGTTCTGTGCTACCCGGGTAGTTGTTCATCGCCCGGATTTTGTCGAGGTCACCGCTTGTCTTGCCCATATCCTTACTGAAGAACAAGCGAGCTAGCTCACCAGCGCTGTCGATTGCTACCGTTGCGTATTTAGGCGGCATTACAACACCGACCTGTGAGGGATTACTTCGTAGGCTCCGCTGGGATCGTCTACTCCATTTTCTTTAAACGCGTTCCATCGAATAATACAGGAGTCACAGGTTCCGCATGGGCGTTCACCGCCGTTGTAACAGCTCCAGGTAAAGCCGAGAGGAGCCCCGAGATCAAGTCCGCGGCGTACGACACTAGCTTTTGATAGATTGATAACTGGAGCTCGGAGGATAATAGGATTGTTCTCGTACCCTCGTTTGGTCGAATAATGCGCAAGGTGGTTGAAGGCTTCAACGAAGATGGGTCTGCAGTCTGGATATCCAGAGAAATCGACTGCGTTAAATCCACAGTAAATCTCATCCGCATTGAGTGCCTCCGCGATGCTCTGTGCGATTGCCAGTAGGATTGTGTTACGACCGGGAACGTACGAGCGTGGCACGCGAGCGGTCATTTCGGACATCCGCCGACCGGAGGGTAATTTCTCCTCCCGATCGATCAGCGCGGTTGCGTGCATGTCGGCTAAAATGTTACCGAGGTCGCAGAGATCGACGAGTTCATGGTCGAGTTTGTAATGCTCACAGATCTGTACAGCGCTTTTCAACTCGCGTTGATGTTTCTGTCCGTAGTAGACAGAGAGAGCTAAGACGGGGTCGGTGTCTTCGTAAGCACATGCGAGTGCTACACAGCTATCGAGCCCGCCGGATAACAACACAACTGATTTAGGCTTCAACTTTCTCCTCCAATCCGAGTACCTTTTTGTAGTTCTCCTCGACATAGTCGGCTTGCCGTACTGCAAACTCTCCATCGAAGGGTTCCTGATGACGTTTACACCGATCCCAGTAGTAGCACTTTCGGTTGTAGTTAAAGCACGCTTGTGGGTTCTTCACGATCAGGTCTGGGTGGGCGAATTTATGCTCGTATTCATCCGCGAGCAGTGTTAATTCACGTTCGAAGTCGAGCATGTCTGCTTTCGTTACCAAGATCGGCTCGCGCTCAAACCCCACATTTGTCGGGTCGAGTTGGTATTTACGCTCGCCGTTGACGGTGACAACCTTGTGGTGTTTGATAATCGCGTTGATTAACGCTCCGTTGACGAGCGCACCGGTCGCTCTCCAAACCCCGTAACAATACCCACGGATTTGGTTGTCGAGTTGGAAGTGAGTCCAGAATGTTTGGCTGCCGGCTTTCGCGGTTGTCTTTTGTTCGAGCAACCAGATTTGTCTATACATCTCGATGATGCCGTCGGTGCGGAATGCGAAGTAGTGTGGGATATAACAGTCGTTATAACGCCCGACACAACCGGTTAGACTGTAAGGGATGTCTGGGTGCAGAATACGGTGAGCGAAGAAACAGTGGTGTTCTGTCTTCGGTAACGGTACACAACCTTTCACCTCCGGCCACAACACACGGAAGTCTGCTTTGTTGTAGTTTTCCGCCCACTGCACCGTTGCGTGTTTCGCCCATTCGATGTTGCGTTCGATGTCGGCTCGTTCTTCTGGTAAAATCATCTGGTTCGCGTAACGCTCACGCATGCGGGTTTCGACCGACTTTACGGCTTCGTTAACGTCAGCCGAGCGCGTGATGATTTCACTACCGAGGTGGTACCCTTCTCCGATTACTAACGGATCTGCCTCACGGGTTGGGTACAACCGTAACTCATCCCAGTTGTACGCGTATTGTTGGCAAGATTGGAATGATTTACTTCGACTCACGTTGATGATCATTTATTTCCTCGCCGTATGCTATGTGGTAAACGGCTTTGTAAACCAACCACACTACGATGTTTAGACCTAAACACGCGGTCCAGATCGCGAAGAGGAGGCAGTAGAGCGCTAGTATTTGGCTGTTACTCATTTCTTCAATGGCCCTAACCGTTCATTCTGTACTTTCTGTACATCCACATTGAGATCGATCAGCTTTTGCCTGATCTTGTCAGACTCCTCGAATCTCCTTTCCCGCTTGGCCTGAAACCATTTCTCAATGAGAGCGTTTTTCTCCTCCTGCGCTGCCTGTGCTGCGCTCGCCCTAAACTCTTTGCCGACGACTTGTCCCTCAACCAATAAATTAAGCCCACAGTCGCACCGAAATGTTGTGAGCTTTGATTGCGCTGCCTGTGCGGGAGCCTCGCCACTCAACATTGCCCGAATTTGCGGATAAGCATCCTGCGGCTCCCATCCGCCCATCACAAAACGGTCGTAGAGTTCTCGAGCTAGATCGATGACAAGTTGCTCACTCACACCCCACCTCCAAACCCACCCTCCAGCATCGCAGCTGTGAATGGTTCGATTTCGGTCCCTTCGGCATAATCATTCCACGTGACATACTGGCGGTAGGGAGCGTTAACCGCGGTGTCAGCGCTGAGAATTGACTTTGCTAACATATCCCCACCCTCTGAGTCAATCACACGGACTGGGCCTCCCCACACACTGTTATTGTAGTTGGTTGGGTCGCCGTCGAAAAACCGTGTGAACACACCTGGCATTTTCATTTGCGGGTTGCTGTTATCCTTCGCCAGTGTTTCGAGAGTGTTTGTTATCTCCGGCCATGAAAACTGGATGTGTTTCATCCAATACCCAACACCCTGGGTTTTTAACTTCGTTGGATCAACTCCCGTGGAGAAGTCGAGTACAGCGCGTTCGGGGATATATGCGCGAGAGTTCAACATCGTTTGGGTGTCGGGGTTTTGTAACACCTTATCCATCGCTGCGTTTACGTCCGGTGTGTTTTTAACCGTCCAAGGATCGTAACACAACGCAAACAACATTCGTCGTTCGGAACATTGACGACAAATCTCCATACTCGCCTGGTGCATGAACATACTAACGTAAGGGCCGTAGGTGAGCGCGACAGCACCACTCCCGCCGAGTTTTTGGATTGCTGTTAGTTGGTCTGCGATTACGAGCGGGTCGATACTGAGGTAACCTGGTCTTGACTTACCATCCTTACCGTGATACGTGACGATGTGGAACATTAATTTCTGTGTCATTTTGCCCCCTCCTCGTTCCTAGAGCCACCTAGCGTGTCTCCGGTGTACAGCTCCCATCCGGTCTACTCACACATGGATATCTGTGCTTAGCCCATACTATACAATGCTTCCCGTCAGCCGACCGCTGCTCACAATACATCGCCCGGGCTGGAGCGCACCCTGTTGTAAAAAATAGCGATAGGACTATAGTCGCTTCCAGTGCTCCCACCACCAAGCCAGCACAGAACCACTCTTCCCTAGTGTGCTTCTCCCAGTCGATCTTCATTAACGTATCCTAACCGGTGTGTTTAACGGGCCGAGCAAACCAAACACCTGCAGTAACCAAACGATTACGAGCAAAACCACAACAACGTTCAGGATTGTTTTAATGCGCTGATCCATTGGTATAAAGCTGTTGATTAACCACAACCCCACCCCGATCAAGATCAGGACGAGGATTAAACCGATGATGCTCATGTTTGCTCCTTTCGTTGCAATGTGCTGGTGGGTAAAAAGAGAGAGGGAGGGAGATAACGATCTCCCTCTCCCCGCTGGTTTTGGTATCTCCCTCATTAGAGTTACCAACCCGGCAAGACCATTACTCCGCGTCGACTTACTCCGCGTCGACTGTCTCCGGCTCTTCGGCCGCCAACTCGCTCTCAGCCTGCGCTTCCGCTTGCTCGTTGATTTTATCCCAGAGACCGAGTCGCTGTGCTTCAGCCTTCAACAGCTTCATCCGCTCGCGCTGCTTGAGCTGGTATTGCTTCTGTGCGCCGGAACCCTGCTGCTTCTTCTGTTGCTTTTTCTGCCGTACGCGTGCCTTCAACAGCTGTTCCTGCAGTTGTTCGGGGCTTAACTTCGAGATTTCGTCCTGAATCGCGCTCAGGTCGATTTCGGGTGTAACGGGCGTTGCGCTCATGTTGTTGTTCTCCTCGTGTTGTGGTACTAAAGTGTTGTGCAAAAACTCAATCACAAGACAATTGTAATTGAACTTGAAAAATTAATCAAGTCCCAGTGGTCTCACTCTTTTCCTCGGTACGGGCGTTGCGGGCTTCGACGCTCAATCGTTTTCTTTCAATGTAGTCGAGAGCGTCTTGGATTTCTTCAAGCGCCATCTCGTAAGGCATGTCGTCGACACTATTCCCCCACGAGCCGATTAATATCCGAGGTTGGTTGTAAGGGCGTACAACCGAGACGAGCGCGAGTTGAGCGCAGTCTGCTGGTGTACCGACGATTTGTGAACCGAAGGGTGTGATCATGCGAGGAGCGAACACCCAACCTGTATGGTCGTGAAGGCCTGACCACGTGCGTAAGCTGTCAACGATAACGTTCAAATCTCGTTGACTCACGTATAAGTTGGGTGTTTCAACCTTCGTACTAACGATGAAGTGACTGGGCACCGTTTATCCTCCTGCAGGTAATCCCCTCGCGGGTTAGTTTAAACCCATAACCCAACACGTTGTAATGACGTACTGCAACAACCAACGCTTGTTGGTGTTCGTAGTTGTCGGGTTCAAGACAACAGTCACGTGTTAATCGCGTGACTGTGTCGATAGCATCGCGCATGGTTTCATCGTCGAAGTACGGCATGTTATCTCCTATCACTTTCGATGTTGATTTCGAAGTCGTCTTTGTCCGGTTCTTGTTTACTGACGAAGTCGTGGAGGGCGTCCCGCGTCAGCGCGTTTGCTTGGTCGATCAAACCGTTTTCACGAGCAAGGTCGATGAGGATTTTGTTCTTTAAATTCCGCTTCTTGTGGTACAACGAGCGGTTGTCTAACATGTTGGCTAACCACTCGAGTGCGTCAACCAGGTCGGATTCGATCTTGCCGTCGATGCCATCACACGCTTGGACGAGCTCAACGAGTTCGATGAGGCGTTCTACCTTCGGACATTTAGGTCCGTTGTTGTTGTTGTTCATGTTATCTCCGTCATCAACTTTCATTGCAAAGGTCATTTTCAAAGACGAAACATTATACTACAGCGTTGTTTTTTAATCAAGAGCCCAGTGGTCTTTCTGGAGGAGGTTAAAGTCGCACGGCCAGCGCGCAGAACCCCTGGCTGGTAGCGTACTTTGCGAGATTTTCCGCCCAGCGTACGTTGTCAACAACTCGTTTGGGCGTGACGACTGTAATCTGGTGTTTCAATATCGCCCCCACCTCCTCATGATACGTGCAAGACAAGCCTCCAATCAAAACATTCAACAACGCGTAGTGTTTCTCGAATTGACGGTCGGTGAGCGAGATCCTCACCCCCATACTTGGGTTGCGGTTTGACATAATCACCTTCTCGACGAAGTTTTGTAACTGTTCCACGTTACTCTCCTTGTTGGTTGTTATTAGCGATTAGAGCATTATGCACGGTGCCCGTGGGCGTGTATTTTTCAACCTCGTTTGTGTATTTCTCCAACAACTGTTGTTCGTTGTCGAGACGCGTGCGTAGTTCGAGATTGGCCGGGTCGAGAGTTAAATGAGCGGTGTACTCGGCAACGTTGCGTTTACACGTCAACATCGCTTTCCGCGCGAACGCCTCAAACAGTTCGACCGTTCCCGCTCCGTAGAGTTCAACGAACTTTCCATGTTTGTTGTTCAGGTAGAATTCCTCACTCAGCTCGCGTGGAGCTGGTTTTGACTTTGGTGTGTTAACCATCTCCTCAATCCGACGAAGGGCTTTATCCGACTTCTCCAACGCGTCACGCGAGAACTCTTGATTTCCCAGCTGGAGCATCTCCTCGAGTAGCTTGATCCTCCTGTTGAGGTTAAACAATCTCGGATCGTCCTCCTTAAACGTCGCTCTCGCCTTCAACAACGAGTTCAACTCAGAGCGTGCGTTGTATTGTCCCTGACGTGAAGGCGAGCTCGTTTGTTGCGCTGCGTAGGTTCCTCCCCTCGTAAACTGCTCGAGTGTTAGGTCGAGTTGTCCTACACGAACAACTACATTAAGCCCAACATCCTCGAGGTGTTGCAGTAAACGCATTTGATCCATCTGCAACGAGCGGGAATTACGCCGAACAACGACGAGTTTTAACCGACGTGTGGCAGCATTATCATCAGTCTCATACACCTCGAGAAAGTCCGGCCATTTATCAAGTACTTCCTTGACGTATTCGGGCATTAAACTCCTCCATTACTCCTTTCATTTTACTACAATTAGAGCTTTAATTCAAGTCCCAGTGGTCTCTCCTTTAATTAAGAAACAGGCACAACCCAAGTAGCGGAGGAATGCCGCTTTAGCGTGTCATAGAATCTCGTACTTAAATCGATCTAATTGTTTTCCCTCAAATCATATATATATATAGTTTATAGTGTGTGTTGTAGTTGATGACTATGACTATATATAGATGCATGACTATCGTACTTGGGTTGTGGACAATCCCTAATTGAAGTAACCTCAACGTTCGGTCTTCAACCTCTCAACACACGTTTTGAGTTGTGCGTCCGTAGCTTTAGCAAAGCTCTCATTCGGGAAGAGTTCCTTAAATATCCGTTTAACCGGTTTGAGTAAGTCCTCCCTTTCCTGGCGATACTTACTGTGAGAACGTTGTTGGTATTCGAGTTGGTAAAGACAACGATTAACCAACTCTACAATCTCCAAGTCGGTAAACAAGTCTTTCACGCCATAGGAAGGTTTCCCATCCAACATGTCGAGGTAAACAAAACAGGGATCTCCCACATCATTCCTCGGAACGAGGAGAAGTTTATCCCGTAATTTTTCAATCCTCATTGTTATCTCCGTTACGTTACGAACAAGTTAGACAAATAAACGCCCCACAACATGGACATTGATACATCGACCTACCACAAGTATCGCATGCGGTTAGATCATCAAGTATTTCGACAACCTTCTGTGAGCGAGTATACTCTCTCGCATACGTTCTCTGCGCATCTATACAAACCTCACACCTACAACCAGTTTGGTAGCCGTACCGACCATGCTTCTTATCCTTCTTCTTCCGATTCACCAACATATATATCCTCCAAGATAAAGTAGGAGGGAGTTCATCACCCCCTCCGAATTGTTTTTGTTGTTTACTTCAACAACGCCTTGAGCTGTTTCATTCTCTCGGCTCGCTTGGCGTTGTACACGGCTCGCTTGGCTTTCACATCAGGACGGGAGTTGTACTCGAGCCGGTACAACTCAGCGGCGGCCGCGCGTTCAATCTCACGGACGGTGAAGCCGGCATCAACCAAGCGGCGGAAGACATCATCGGTGTAGTGGGTCGTGTTGAAGTTGTTGGTGGCTTCGGGCGTGTGTAGTGTTGGCATTGTGTTATCTCCGTTTTTTGTTTTTCAACTCTCAACTACAAATACATAATACAACAACTACGAAAAACAGTCAACATCCAAATTTGAATCGTTCTGATTCTTTTTCTGAATCACTCCTTTCCCTCTCAAGTTGGTAGGGATTCTTCACCACGTATGGTAAGTATCGTGAGAATCCCTAGTAGGTTACGTGAGATTATCGGGTTACGTGGTAAACACCATTACCATCCCTGGTAACCTTACCTTGCTTCCTCAACCGGTAGAGCGTGTCGGTATCGTCTTCGTCCATGCTTGTGACATTGTTATCTCCTTTGTTTTGTTACAGTTAACGGTTGCCCGTCTCGGTATTACCCTTTCGGGCGGTTCTTTCGTAGGAAACGGCCCCGGGTCCCCCCCAAAACGACGGGCGCCCGGCCGGGGGTTAATCACTGAAAATATAGATGTAGGGAAGTGGGAAGCCCATTGAGAAAAAGATAGGCCCACCTCAATGTGCGTCCGTATAATACCCTTATAACGGCAATCAATTCGGAGGGTTCGTCATGTCAACACCCGCACAGTTACCGTTGGACTTACGTGGACTGATCTCGGTCCCGACCGGGGATTTTATCAAGCCGCTGAGCAAGGCTGGGATTCCGGAAAGTATCCGGGCGGAAAGTATCCAGATCTTGCGCGCCAATATCACATCCGCTCAGCTGAAGGCGCTGAAGGCAACCCCGCAGGTTTTACTGCCAGCGCCTGGTGCTGGGCTCGCGTATGTTGTTGAGGAGGTTAGCTTACGGTGTAATTACATCGCGACCGCGTACACACTTAACGCCGGCACCCTTATTATTTACCAAGGTCCGGTTGCGAACGCGATCCCGCTGACTGCCGATATGTCGGCTGTTTTAACACCCGCGGCGGTAACTGATATTGTGGGGCAGCCAACAATCTCGCCCGGAGCAAAGTCTCAGGCGCAGTCGGAAAACGTCGCGATCACGATCGCTAACGCCGGTGCTGCTGAGTTCACGTTGGGGGATGGATCGCTCAACGTTATCCTTACGTATGGTGTAGTGCAGATGTAGGTTTTGCCATGCATGAAGCACCCAAATTCGTCCGGCAGGAAGAGCTGTTAAATCTCCTCCTGCTCCACATCCCGCTGAAGGAATGTGCGGAGCGCGTTCACCTTTCATACGCAACAGTTAGGAAGTATGCCTCCGAGCCCGAGTTCCTCGACAACCTGCGGAATTTATCGCAGTCTGTTTATAGTGAGGTGTTGCAGGATCTCAAGTCCGAACACAAAACGCTCCAACAGCGGATGCTCGAGGCCAGCGACAAAGCCCTCGCTCGGCTTGAAGAGTTAATCAACAGCCCTCAGGAGGGGATCTCGTTAAAGGCCTGCGACAGCGTGTTGGACCGTAATTCGGAAACCGCACGGAATAAGAAGGTCGAAACCGACTTAACAGGGCGTTTCACTATCGATCCAGTAACCCTCATGCATGCTGCGCTCACCGCAACAGAGCTAGCGCAGATACAGGAGAAAGCCGCACCTCAACTCCCATCGGGTGTAGAAAAGGACGCATCGCGCAATGCCGGACACTCTCAGCAAGAAGGTTAAAGAACTACGCACGTTGATAGGGGATGGGTATAAATTCGATGAGGCAGTTTGTGACATTCTCGAGGTTATAAACGCACAGGCTGTAACGTCAACACCTCCCCCGCCTCCAAAACCACTCACACCACCCGACGACAAGACAAAGTGATCAACAACCTCGACAACTCGGAGATAATGTTACTCGCGCAGGACGGGAGAGCTGACGACCTGCTTGAGTTACTCCGGGACAAATGTCTCGCTCCCATCGGGGGATTGTACTACTTCGCCAAGGTTGTGATGGCGTACAAGGATCTAGTACCGACCTACCACCTTTCCTTCGCGAATAAGATCCAAAGTACAATTCCCCGACGGAGGCGAGGCTTTCTTCGCCCTCGCGGACATTTTAAATCGACGTTGATGAAGGCCTACCCGTTGTGGAGATGGTGCGGGGGAGGTAAACAAGCTGGGGATCTACGCGATCCGCGCAACCTTCGCTTCCTTTACGTCGGCGAGTCTGACACCGTCGCGCAGAAAAACATTCGAGACCTTACCTGGCATTTCGAGAACAACCAGCTGTTACGCGCGTTGTTCCCTCAGATCGTACCCCCCGACTTCAATAAGGTCGTTTGGCGCGATGACGAGATCGAGATCAACCGTCCACAGTCCTTCGACGAACCGTCGATCAAATCGGTTGGTGTGGGCGCGAAGTCAACCGGTTTCCACTTCGACTGCTTAATTTACGACGACATCATCGGGATCAAGGCTGCAAACTCGGAAGCGGAGATGAAGTCCGCGATCGACTGGTTCTCGTATGCATCCGGTCTTGCCAACGATCCAGCCACGGTTGAAGAGATCTTGATTGGTACACGATGGAAGCACGGTTCCGCAGACCTGTATGGTTATATCATGGAGGAGCTCTCGCATAATGAAGAGCAGGGCGAACGTGCGTCGGGCTTCGCGTGGGATGTCGAGGGGTGTTACGACGAGGAGGGTGAGCCCAGGTTTTACCAACGTTTTACCCACTCAATCCTACAGGACATCCGGAAACGAGAACGGGAGTACAAGTTTTCCTGCCAGTACCTGAATGACCCCAGCGCGCCGGAGGGGAGTAAATTTACTCACGAGATGATCAAGACCTTCCACATTACGGTAGGGGTGGATGGTAAAAAGGATCTGCTCGTCCCGAATGATGGCACCCCACCAATCAAGCTCTCGCAGCTCGCCCGGATCTCGTTTAACGACCCGAGTTCAGGGGGTAACTCAGCAAAATGCGAGCACGCGATCTGCTGTCTCGGCACCAGCGCTGACGGACGTAAATTCGCTTTTAAAATCTGGTCCGAGCCGGTAGGGTTTCGCAAAGCCGCTGAGGAGTGGTTTAAATTAAACGATCAATTCTTCACCTGGCCGAACTACTTCGAGGCTGTTGGAGCACATAAAGAGCTCGCCACCGTGATCGAGCTTCGCCAACAGGAAGGGGAATGTTCCGTCTGCAAACAGGCTGGGAAGTCAGGCGTGCGCCACAAACGGTTAGCTCCCGTGCCTATCTCTCCTCCGGGCGGTCGCGTGAACAAGGAAGACCGGATCCTAACCTACGCACAGTCGGACTTTGAGGAAGGTCGGGTCTACATCCACGAGAACGATATTAAGACCCGTAACCAGATTTTAAGGTTCCCCTACGGCGATATGATCGACCGTTTTGATGCGCTTGCCTACACCCTGAATTTGGCACGCCGGCCCCACACAATCGATGAACAGGAAGCGTTGGAACGTGACCGCACAAAGCGGGAGTTAGCCAAGAGCCAGTACACCGCCCAAACCTACGATGTTGGGGGGTACATCTGAATGACACGTAATGAACGGGAGTCGCGTAATGATGTCCGAGGAACACTATCCCGGGACGTGATCGTCCACAGAGTTTGTCGGCGAGCGTTCGCAGGATCTCGGCTACCACAACCGTATCCTCCCGTTCATTGCATGTTGTTCAGCCCGCGCATGGATACGGTGTGCGTAAACGTGTTCAATACCGGCCCGGTCTAAGTCGTCGAAAGGTCAAATGCCCATTAAGTTCGTCCCAGTTAACGGAGTACCGTCAGAGAAACTACAGGCGTTACAAAACTACTGCGTGGATAAATTCTGGGCAACCTGCGTCGCTCGCAACAACCAAGTGCAGGGAATGTACCAACGCTGGCTTGATAACTACGCTGGAAAACCGCTACAAACAACCCGTACGACCCCCTTCTATAAAGCCTCCAACTTCGTGCCGCAATTAATCAGGATGCATACTGATATCTTATCGGCACGCATGCTTGGTTTAATCTTCGGCACGAAGCCCTTTTGGAGACCTCGCACATTCGGTACCATCGACAATCCGGTTTTGATGTGTCTCGGCGAGTGGATGGACTATATGTGTATGAACGCGATCAACTTCTACGAACCTGTAGATATGACTACGTTCCTAACTTGTAAAACCGGTACCCAGGTATTAAAGTCAATCTGGTGTGATGACACCACCTACAACGGGACGGACTCACCCCTCCACGAGGAAGGGTTAGAATTCGACGTTATTCCCTTCGACGACTTCTTCCCTTACCCAATCACAGCACGTACATCCAAACAAACAATCGCCAACTTCCATCGCTTACGCTTCGCGAAGGAGGAAGTAGAGTATCGTAAGTCAATTAAACTGTGGGATGAACGCGCCTGTGAACTATTCTTAAAGACCGGTGGCAAAACAAGCGAAGGTAACCCGCGTGAAGGTGCTGCAGCAGGTGCCGGTATTTCTCTAAGCACCGACGTAATTCGTCCCTTCAACGCGGTAGAAGGTTGGGTTAGGTACGAGCTTCAACCAGGTAAAATCAGTTCACTTGTGTGTACCTTTAATCCATACAGCCGTACAGCTGACGGTATTTTAAGACTACTCTACGACTACACCCCTAAATGTCAAGGTCCTTTTACAGACTTTCGCTTCATGCCGCGTGAAAACCTCTACTGGGGTTACAGCATCCCCGAGATCCTCGAACAATCCCAAGAAGAACAAGCCCAAATCCATAACGGTCGTCGTGACGCTAACCTCATCGCTAACATCCCTGGCTGGAAGAAAAAGCGTCTCGCTAACGTTGGTAACCCAGCAGACGAGTGGTACCCTGGTAAAGTCTTTGAAGTCGACCAAATGGATGATCTCGATACCCTCGCATTCAACACCAACTACAATTCGTTGATCGAAGAAGAGAACGCACTACTACAATTATCGGAACGTTACACCGGTATCAGCCAACCAATGCAAGGGTTCGGTACCGGCACGGTAGGTAAGAAGGGGATTTACAGTTCGCAAGGTACACTCGCTCTCATCAGCGAAGGCAACAAACGCCTCGATATCTTCCTAAAACGTCTCCGTCGACCGTTCCATCAAGTCGGCGCACAAATCTTCACGTCCTACAGGGATTACGCATCCAACGCAAACTGGAGTCAATTCGGTGAAAACGGAGCTCTTCTCAGTCAAGCCTTCAAGCAACAGGATATCACTGGCCTTAAAGGATACTTCTTCGATCTCGGAGCTAGTGACGCCTCCGCCAACAAAGAAGTCGATCGTCAAAACCTTCTCCTCATGGCTAACACAATGGCTGCATATTATCAGCAGATCATGGGGCTTATACCTGCTGTCGTTCAAGCTCCGGAGGGTTCGCCTTTCAAAGCGCTTGGACTCCAAATACTCGACGGCGCTCGAGACCTTGCAAACCGAATCCTCTTCTCCTTCGACGTCTACGACCGTTCCAAACTTCTCCCCGACATCCGGAAAATCTTGGGTGGAGGAGACGCTAACCAGCAACAACCAAATAACGTCGCTGAGCAAGTTGGAATGCCACAGGCTGAAGGCGCTGTTTCAGGATCCCAGTTACAAGACCTATCTCAGTCAATTGGTAAAGTCGCGGGTGGTCTTAATCCACAAGCTCCTCAACCCGGCCCTGACTCGCGAGGAGTTATGTGATGTGCAAGGTCAATTGTACATGTTGCGGGTTATTGAAAACCTGCCAAACGAGATTGAAGCCCAACTAAGCGGGCTACTCGAACGAGAACAACGTAAACAGGAGCAGAGATGAGCAGCCAACCAGTATTCGGATCGGAAGATCGAGTCCGAACAACACAAACCGAACTTCCTGCAGAGCTTCGCGGGGTTACAGACCCTGTTAAAATCGCGCAGTACTACCAAGCACGTGAGGCAACACTTCGCGACGAGCTTCGCCGGGCAGCAACCCCACCGCCTCGTACAACAAGCACCATCGAACAGCGGACTGATACCCCTCCAGCTGCTCCTGTAACTTTCAGTCCTGCAGAGGCGACAGCCGCTCGTGGAACGCTAATCGAGACAGCGAAACGTACTGCGATGGCGGGGAAAACGTATTGGAGTCGTCTCGAAGCTGACATCCTCAAAATAATGGGCCAACAACCCCCAGAAAACCAGGTCGACGTCAACGTTTGGGAAACCGCTTACAACACTCTCGTAGGTATGAACCTCGAGCGTCTACTCCGTGAGGATCGCGAAACAACCGAAGCAGCAGCACGCAGTGCGGCAGAACGTGCCCAAACTCCAGCACAAACTATCGCTGCTCCTCTTCCCCTCCCGGTTGAGGTAACGGCGAAAATCTTACCCGGCCTCAACATTAGTGAAGAGCAATACCGCACCGCTCAAAACAATATCAATAACGGTGTTTGGCCGTTAACCTCCGATAACGTCGGTGGTAAGCGTCGTACGATCGGAGGCAATTAATGATGCAAACTACAAGCCAGGCACAGCCGAAGGCACAACCCGGCGCTAACGTAATCACCCCAATCTCCGCGACACCTGTCGCTACTCTCACAGCAGAGGAACGAAAAGCTCGCTACGCAGAGCTGAGAGCACGCATAGGGAAACCCCGCCTTGAAGTACGAGGTAAACCCGGAAAGCACTACTTCTGGGCTCACCGTCCGGATACGTATGAGTTGGACCGTCTCGACCTTCTCGGCTACATCATCGTTCGTGAACCGAACGTTGCTGAAGTACTCGCCGGGAAAGCCAAACCAGCAATCAGCGCTGGAGGTCTTCGTGAGGATGGTACCTACATCCAAGGAGACACCATCCTGATGGAATGTGACCAAGACACGTACGACTTCCTTATGATGGAAAACGAGGAACGTGCAGCTGGTCAATTCCACGCGGCTAAAGACAACTTCCTCATCGAAACGGAAAAGGCAGGTGTCCCCACGTTCGAAGTTGACAAATCTAAAGTAGGAGGACGTTAACAATGCCAGCGTCATCTAGCATTGCGCAACCGATCTTCCCGTATCGCGTGCTCCCGGGGGGATCTCTACAAGCGATAATCCGGCGTTTTCCGGAGAAGGCTAGCCAAACCTTCAACATCGCTGTTCCTGTGCAAGTCGAAGTAGCGAGCGGTTTCATCATCGAGTGCGCTGCAATCACGAACGCGGCAACGGCGTTAATCGCCGGATTCGCAACCGAGTTCGGAAATAACCTTTCCTCGTCTGGGGTAGCGAAAACCCTCACACAGGGAAAGGTTCAAAACCAATCAGCAGCCTTCCCAATCCCTATCGGTGCGTGGCCAAACGATGGTACTATGGGATTGCACGAAGCAATCGACACAACCCTCTTCCTGGGTGTAACCGGTAACGGCAGTGACGGCACCCTCGCAACCATCGCTCAAACCGATCTCGGCGCGATCTACGGCTTGACCAAAGACGCCGGCAACGGTTTCTGGTACATCGACAAAAACAAAACAACCGTCGGAACCGGTGCTTGCGTGCAAATTACTACTCTCGTCGATCCCGTTGGTACCCTCAACGGTCGTATGGAGTTCAAAGTCCTGCACGCGGCTCAACAGTTGTCCGGTAACTAAGGAGACCTTACATGCCAGTCACACGTGGACAGTTTGGACAGTTATTGGCGGCAGGGCTCTTCTCGGTTATCTACGAAGACCTTGCTATGCATCCGGAGGAGTTTCCGGAGTTCTTCAACGTTTACAGTACGACAAAGGCGTATGAAGAAGACCAATTAATCGCCGGGCTTGCTCAAGTACCGACTAAGCCTGAGGGCGAGGTAATCAAGCTGGATCAACCCATCCAGGGTGGGTCACTTCGTTACCAACCAGTCTCGTACGGACTTGGTTTTCAAGTCACGCGTGAGATGTGGGATGACGACCAATATGGTGTGATGAAGAAGGTTTCGCAAGACTTTGGTGGTAGTATCCGTCAGACCATCGAGTCGGGTGCGGCCGCGGTCCTTAACAACTCCTTCACCACCCAAAACACGATTGACGGAGTTAGCTTCATCAATACAGCCCACCCATTACTAGGTGGTGGTACCTACAGCAACCAATCTGCAACCAACGTCGCGTTCAGCGTGACAGGTATGCAGGAGCTTATCATCTTGTTCGAAAAGATGGTGAACGAGCGTGGGTTGCTCAAACGGATGATGCCTGAGGAGGTTTGGCTGCCGGTCGACCTGCAGTTTAAAGCGGGAGAGATCTTACACTCCGCTTACAAACCTTACACAGGCAACAACGAAGTGAACGTGATGCAGGGTAGGTTATTGCCACGCATCAACCACTTCTTCTCCTCAACCACCGCTTGGTGGATCGCAGCTCGTAAGACCGATCAAACATTGAAGTACTTCTGGCGTATCATGCCGGAATTCGACTCTCAGGATGACTTCTTCACAAAGGGTGCATCCTACAGCGTGTACTTTAGGTTTGTTCCGGGAGTTACGTATTGGCATGGAGTTGCCGGGAGCCCAGGACAATAAGGGCATTGTTCTGGGATTAGGGGGCTCTCATTCCTCTGGGAGCCTCCTTCTTTAGGAGGGATTGTGGCTAATTCACTAGGCTCTAACCCCTGGGTAATTGACACCCCAGGTTCTGCTATTTTATACGCTACCGACGTTAAAAACGCCCATTTTGAATGGTCCGATTACGGATCTCAGGGTGATCAAGTACAGGTGCAGGACCGGTTCGGTAAGATCGTTTGGTCTGCAACCGGTAAGGGAGATATCTCCCTCGTCGAGAGCTTCACCTGCGAGTGGCTTTATGGATTTGCATGTACCGTGTTGACATCCGGTAGACTGCGGGTGTACTTCAAATGAGGCTGAGAAAATTACTACCCCTCTTCTTATTTGTCGGATCGTGCTTCGCTCAGTTTAACGCTCACCAAGTCTTCACCTTCAATGCGACGGGGACAGCCCCACCTATCCGTGAATTAGGTACTTCGTTGTATCACACTCTCAATTGGGTGAAGTCTGGAACTGTAACAACCTGCGCGATTCAGGTCGACAGCTCAACTGACGGTATTACCTACACGTCTGCTGGTTTGATTGCTAGCCAAAACTGTTCAACAAACGGGTCTACGACAGCTACTACAAGCGCGAACTTTATCCGTTTGAACATGACGGTGTTGACTGGTGGCGGGTCTGTTACCGTAACATATAGCGGTTACCCATCAGTTCCAGGTGGTGGATCAGGAACAGTAACAAACACAGCTGGTACTTTAACCGTCGGCTCGTTAGTAATCGGCAACGGTAACGCTGATATTAAGGTATTGGCAGTTGATCCAACAAACTGTACCGCAGGTCAGGTGCCGACAGGTATTGATAAAACAGGCGCCGCGAAAGGTTGCACCGCAGGAACAGGAACTGTAACCGGTCCAGGTACTTCAGTCAACAGTGATATCGTTTTATTCAATGGAACAACCGGCAATATCATCAAAGACTCAGGTGTGTTAGTATCCGGTCTTGCAGCCTCAAACGCCTCAACTACCGTCAACGGAACGACATGTACATTAAGCAGCACCTGTACAGTAGCCGACAGTACGAAGGTTCCTACCACTACAACCGTAAACGGACACGCGCTTTCATCAAACGTTGTGGTAAGTGGAAGCGATATCACTACCGGGCTAGTTCCTTTGGCCAACGGTGGAACAGGTATAAACGCTGCTAGTGTAGCTGCATTATTCAACGGTCTCGCTCCCGCTACAGCAAAGGGAGGTTTAATCGTTGGTACGGGATTAAACACCTACGGTAACGTAGCGTATGGTACCGACGGACAATGCGTTGTGGGTGTAAGCGGTACTTGGGCACCCGGTAACTGCGCTACAGGTGCGGTAGGTGCTGGCGCTGGGATGACTACAAACAAAATCCCCAAAGCCACAGCTTCGTTAACGTTGGGTGATTCTAGCGTGTCCGACGACGCAACGAAGGTGACGATCGCTGACACTGGCGGTTTGGTAATGTCCGTAGGCCCGTTAGTTAGTACCGCACAAGCCGCTCCGACGGGAATTGCAGGCTCCGGTTGGTTGTGGTATGACACTACAGCAACCCGTTGGTTGATGAAGAATGGTAGTAATACAGCTATCAACGTGGTTGCTTCCGGTGTAGATATCAACACGAGTGATCAAGTCACAGCAACCCACTTAGCTTCTGCCCTCCCGGCAGCTCAAGGCGGTACAGCGAACGCATTCTTCGCGGTGGCAGGACCAGCTGCGTCTGTAAAAACCTTTACCTTCCCTAACTCGAACGCGAACGTATTAACGGATGCTGCGTTGGTGACGGCAGCACAAGGTGGTACGGGAACCAACCTATCAGCAGCAGCATCCGGTCGTGTGCCTAAATCAAACGGCGCTGGAGCGTTCATCGCGTCGTCGTTATCCCCAGCAGGTAATGGAACATGTACCAACCAGGTAGTAACGGCAGAAAACGCTGATGCAGCACCAACCTGTACAACGTTAACGTCTGCCTTCGTCAACAGCTCGATCGCGCTAACCGGTACAGACATTAACACCTCCAATCAAGTAACAGCCACACATCTCGCTTCTCCGTTACCTTCGGCGCAGGGCGGGACAGCTAACGCGTTCTTTACCGTCGCAGGTCCAGCAACCAGCGCAAAAACATTCACGTTCCCCAACGCTAGCGCCAACGTCCTGACCGACAACGCTGCTGTTACAGTTCTACAAGGTGGCACCGGAGCAACAACCGCCAGCGCAGCTTTCAACAACCTCTCTCCAACTACAACCCGTGGTGATATGATTTACCAGGGTGCTACAGGAGATACGCGGTTAGCTGTCGGTACAACCAACCAATGTTTAACCTCCAACGGTACAGACCCAGCATGGGGAGCATGTACTACTGGTAGTATCACGGGAGCGGCGCTAGTCGCCAACCAAGTTACATACGCTTCTGGCGCGTCGGCAATCACCTCTAACTCCGGACTAACCACCGACTCGTCCGGTAACCTCAGCGCTAACAGCTTAACAATCACTGGAACTGGCGGGGGTAACTTAATCGGTATCCCCGCAACAACGGTTTCACCAACCCTCGTAACTAGCGCGTTTAACTTAATCGCCCCCAACGCTGCTAGCATCACAAACTATGCTTGGCAACCTCCAACGGGTGAGAACGGTACAGCGGGTATTATGCATGTAGGAGCTGCTTCCACTCACATCTCACAGTTAACGATTGGTCCTGTTAATCTTGCAGCGGGTGGAGATGTAACTGGTACCACATCAGTACCCAACGGTGGAACTGGTAACTCTTCATTTACAACTAACGGGTTGGTGGTAGGAAACGGTACTTCTTCTCTCGCTCAAATTTCGGTGGGTGCTACCGGTACGCTTTTAACCGGCGTCACCTCTAACGCGGCAAACTTTTCTGGAACTCCCACAATCGGTTCTTCAACAATAGGAACCGGTACACTCGGACTTGCTGGAGGTGGTAGCGGCACGATCACAATCCAACCACAGTCAGCTGCTGGCACTTACAACTTCAACCTTCCGACAACCGCGGGATCAGCAGGACAGTGTTTAACGTCCGCAGGTGGCGGCACTAGTCCGATGACGTGGGGAGCGTGTAGTGGTAGTTCCGCCACCCTCGACCAAATCAACAACTTGGCTGTCAGCAAAACGTTTGTTAACGGTAACTTCACGATGACGTGGCAGAACCAGTTGACAACAGCTAGCGCGTCAGCTAACACGTTTACTGAGTCAGCTGCTTCCACCTCAACCGGTACTCCGTTCTTGGTTAACATTAACACGTTAGCGGCAAGTACGTTAAACCCACTCCAAGTCACTGCTTTAGGTACCGCAAACGGTGTTAGAGTAGATACAACCGGTTTGTTAAGCGCGATCGGTACCGGTAATATCAACGCAACTCAGTTGAGCGGGAAAGTAATCGCGGGTGCAGGTGCAGCGATCCCAACAGGACCGTCAAGCGTAACGAGTGGTAGGATTGTTAGTTTTTCTGGCACCGCCGGGCAGATTGCTGATTCGGGAACGCTGATAGGGAACGTCAACACTGCAACGCTAGCAGCCACCGCTGCTAACCAAGTCGCGGTAGCAGGAGGCGCGAGTAGAGCAATCACTTACGTCGACTTCCCGGAACACTTAATCGTACCCGCAGCCAACTGCAACAACGCAACCGCTGGAGCGGGATGGTCTATCCCAGCGACAAACGCTCCAACTATAGCTTGTCGTGCAGGTACTAACAACCTCGGCGGTGTGTTGCAATGGGCTAACAACAACACAACCACCAACTCTCAATTCGTCTTCCAACTCCCATTCGATTGGGATACAGCAACCCAACCGTACTGGAACATCGTTTACGGTTCAGGAACCAACACCACCGGTACGATAAAGTGGACGATCTCAACCGCATGTACTAAATCTGACGGGTCGGTAAGTGACGATCCCGCGTTTGTGGCTGAAACTACCTCCACCGGTAAGACAATGGCGGTCGCGAACCGTATGTGGTCGGAGACTGGACAGTTCGCTAACCTCACCAGCGGCAACAACTGTGTAGCTGGATCGACGGTGGTTCTGAAGGTAACAAGTGGAAACGGTACTGCAACCGCTACTGTCAACGTAGCTCAGATAACGTTAACCGTCCCGAGATTAATCACGGTTCAAGCAAACTAATGAAACTACTAACTACATTGTTGTTGCTTATACCTCTGATGGGTCAGTATATAACTCCCATGCGTAATAAGGGCGCGGGTGGCGGAGGAGGCACAGGCACGATCGCGTGGGTCACCGCAGGCGCATCTGGAGGCCCAGGTATCTCTCCCACCGGTCAAGCCGTTGGCAATCTGTTGATTGTTACTTCATCCAATAACGCCGTTAGTCCAACCTCAACTCTTTCGGTTACTTCAGGTTGTAGTGCAAGCGGAACATTTACCGGAGCGACTACAGGTAGTGGTGGTACATCAGCCCAGAATACAGGCTTATGGTGTATAGCCAGTTCTGCTACACCAGTGTTTGGTGGAACTAACTGCACCCCCAGTTGTCGCGTAACCTACTACGCATTCAGCTCAACCAACGGTTGGAACACAGCTAATTTCGTTCACGGAACGTCAGCAGCTGTAAGTGACGCCAACCCTGTAGTGGGCGTGTCAGTAGTCGTCCCAGGTGCAGCTTACGTCGTGTTTGGAGAGTTAGCCCAACAGGTTACAGTTGAAACATTAACAGCCAGCGGTTCGTGGACGTTGGGTAATCAAAGCGCAGGCGGTCAGGTGAGCGCTGAGGTTTATCAGATTAACGTTGGAGCTGCTACATACACACCGTCGGTAGGTCGTAACACAGCAGCTGGTTCAAGTTGGGTGTCAATGTCAGTCGCGATGAGCACAAACTAATGCGCAAACTCATCTTAGCACTTCTAGTACTCGTCGGAGTAGCACACGCTACTGTTCGGACTGCAGCCACCTGTGCTGCTGCCGATTTCAACACGCAGATTACAGCTTCAGCTGATGGTGATACAGTACAAGGACCAGCTAGCCCCGGAACGGTTACATGGTCTACAAACATTACGTTCACGAAGAATATTATTCTAAACGGTCGTGGATGTATCGTTACTTCGTCGGGTTCAAACATCATTAACGCAACAACCACAGCAACAGCTAGTACGCATCTCGAGATTGAGAACTTCACGTTTAACGGTACAGCCAACGGTAAGGTAACCGTTCGGTTCTCTCCAACAGGACAAACTTGGCTTGTCCACGATAACACGTTCAACGGTTGTGATGCTTGTATCCAAACAAACGGGTTTGGTGGTGGGGTAATCTACCACAACACACTAACCGACGCTACCGCCCTCGCGGAAGAGATTACGATTAATGGAGGTGGCGGGCCGAGTGACATGACCGGTCGTACTAACGATGTTACTCCCGGCGGTTTAAACCTCGTCTATATCGAAGGGAACACGATAACGGGTACTACAACTTCAAACTACGCCTTCTTTCAAACATACTACGGTGGTAGGTTTGTTGCACGTTTCAACGACTTTATCAATGCTGGTGTAGAAACCCACGGTAGTTCTCCTGGAACTTGTACGGGAGAAAACGGTGCCCGTTGGTTTGAGTTTTATAACAACCATCATACTCACCCGAACGGTAATACCGTACCGATTAAAATCAGAGGCGGTTCTGGAATTATTTTTGGAAACGATACGACGGTTAGTGGACAAAACATTATCCTCACAGATGATTGTCCTTCCGGTACTTGGCCTATCCAAGCGATGTTATCACAGGGTATCGAACCTGCAGCTAGTACGGGTACAAGCACGTCGGATCCAACAAAGTGGAATCCGTTGTATGCTTGGAATAACCCCGGCTTTACGGCTTTGGTTCAGGGCACCACACTTGTACAGGTTGGTTCAGCAGCGCTTGTTTGTTCGAACCCAGGTAGTAAGTGTGATGGTATTGTTACAACACCCGCGAAGACATTTCCTACATCACTCTTACGTTGTGAGTCAGCTGCTGATGTAACTGCAGGTTGTCCTGTAACGTATAGTTACAGTCCTGCGGCTTGCCCTAATCCAGCAACGGGGTTATCCGGTACCTGTAACTACGCGGTCGTCGGTGCATCTGGTTATGCTGTAGCTGGTAATGTAACCTATATCGTAAACAACTCAAACGCTCCTGGTGGGAGTGGGCCAAACTGCGCAGATACAGCGGGGCAGGCGGGTACGTTAGCAGCTCCGTTTTGTACATTGTCATTCGCATTAACACGTATGGCGAGTGGTGATACGGTCCAGATGAGAACCGGAACGTATCCAATGACCAGTGGGTTCTTACTCGTTCAAGGTCCTTCAGGTACTAGCGGAGCTCATACTGTAATTACAAAATTCCCTGGTGATAATCCTCACATTACAGGTGTTACTACTGGGTCTGGGTTTCGTCTACAAAACATTCAGTTTATGGACATCAGCGGATTAGAGATTAGTGGTGCGGAGGAGGAGACGCAGGTCGAAGGCGGCTCGAATATCACGTTCTCTAATATGAATATCCATGATGCACAGGGGGCTTGCAACTATATCAAGAAATGTACGTCTGCATTCTGCTCAGGCGCCGTCCCCAGCAACGTTACATGGTCCAACTCCACTATCAATAACTGTGGCTTGGATACGACAACGAACGGTGATGGTTTCTACCTCGGCACCTCGGGCGATAACACGGACACAACCAATCACGTCACCCTCCAGGGCAACACGATTACGAACACTCAAACCGAGTGCGTGAACGTGAAGGACTTCACGAACAACACGGTCATAGATAGCAACGTCTGCGATCACAACTCGCTGGGTAACAACCAGTTCGTAGACTCAGCCATCATGCTCAAGTCGTCCACGCCCACTAACACAGCCAACGACTTCGTCACCAATAACGTAATCTCGAACACTGGCCCGGGTTCTACCTGCAATCTGACGCCTTCATGCACTGCGGTCAACTCAGCCATCCGCTTACAGCACCAGGCAACTGTCTATAACAACATCATCTATGGGCCCAATCTCGCCTCGCTGGGCTTCGCCTTCTACACTGATAATAGTGACACACGCCTGATCTACCAAAACACAGCTGACGTCACCGCAGCCCGCTTCCTGAACGTTGCTAGCGGCTCCACGCCTACGGTCACGAACAATTTCGGTTATAATGTAGGTACTAACCTCGCCTTCAACGCTGCCTTTGTCGCAAACCAAGCAGCGCATGATTACCACCTAACCGCACATCATGCTTCCACAACAAACGTTAACACGGTAGCTCCACTTGATAAAGATGGAGTGACCCGTCCAGCGTTACCTGATTTTGGTGCGTATCAATCCGTAGCAGCAGCTACGTTTTCAATCTCGGGAGCGTTGGGGTCACAAGGCGCTAACGCGACCGTTACATACAGCGGAACGGCTACAGGCTCGGTTGTCGCAAACGCATCCGGTAATTACACAATCCCAAGCTTAGGTAACGGTAATTACACAATCATCCCTACCGGGGTGGTATGGACGTTTAAACCGCGTAGTATCGCCGTTATCGTAGCGAGTGGCAATGTCACCGGAGTTAACTTCACCGCCTTCCCTCCTGACATCACCCAGCTCCCCCAAATCTGGGTTAACTCGTTGGAGTATGTGGGAACGACAGTTAATGTAATTAACTTCCCGTCGGTTGGTACGGGAGGAGGATGGACGTGTGGAGCAACCACCTTTCCAGCGTACACCGCCGATTCGTGGACGAGTTTACAACAAGCAATCAACGATGCTGAAACTTGCAGAACTAGTAACGGTACAGGAACGACAATCTTTATTCCAGCGGGTCACGTATTTACCGCACCGGGGTTGACAGGTCTTACACTCCCACAGACAGTGAATGATAACTCAACCAACTTCATTATCCTAACTAGTACAGCTCCCCTCCCGCTGGGGCGTACAGTCTGCTCGCATGGGATACAAGATAACGTTCCACAATCAACCCAACCTGGTATCCGTAACGTTGGTTGTAACGCTACACAAATGTCATACCAGTTAGGTACGGTTGTAACCCCAGTGAGTGGAGCGTTCACATTAGCGAACGGGGTAAACACAAACACGAGCGCGTACAACGACGTGGCGTCAATGTGGGAGCTTAATGGGGGTAATAACCAAATCTTAACCGCGATGTGGGATTCTAATTTTATAGGCCCCCATCATTACGCTATACTGAACGCGAACATTCACCCGTCACCGGGAGATACGAGCAACCAAGCAATCATTAAGTTCGGTCAGGAAAGTGAGACGTTGGAAAGTGAACTCGCTCACCATATGCATGTTGCGTATACCTACATCCACGGTGATGCACAGGACGCACCGGTCGTTGCTGGTGTAGCGGTTGGCGGTGGTACAGGATTCAACGTCATTCCCCATGGTATCGATTATAACTGCGTGCAGTGTTCTGACTCATATATGTACGGCGATCAAATGTGGCGACCTGGTAATGAAGGGCAGGTTGTCTCGATTCTATACGGTAAACAAATTAAACAGGTTCATAACTGGTTTGAGGGTGAGACCGAAACAACAATGACGGGTGGGTTTGCTGCTAACGTTTCAATCCCGAACTTTGATGTCGGGTCGGATATGGAGGATCGAGGTAACAGGTTTAGTTACCCTTACTCATGGGTGTTAGCGCAGGCAGCTGGCTTTGACCCGAATAGTGTTTACCCGACAACGGGTGGGACGGGCGGCAGCACGGGTGCAACAGTCCATTTACAAACAACCAACGGCGCTCCTAACCAACAAGGGATTGTTACCGTCTCTCCGATGAATAACGGATCGGGGTATGCGTTAAACGATGTATTGACGTTATCAAGCCCTTACGATGCTGGTGGTGTTGGTGGTACTGTGTTGGTAACGAGCCTTGGAGCGGGTAACTCTGTCACAGGGATAACTGTTGTATCTGGGACGGGTTACCACGTTCAAAACGGACTTGCAACGACAGTTAACACTGGAACTGGGGTTGGAGCAACTATCAATATCACGAGTGTGAGTCCAGCTGGTGGTATCACGGGCATCACATTAGGGAGTGGTGGTACGAGTGGTACCTACACAGCATCGAATGTTTTGACGGTAACGCAAGCGGGTGGGTCGGGAGGTAACATTGCTGTCAATACGGTTTCTGCGGGTGTTATCACTTCCGTCAGCGTACAAGCTGGAACGGGTTATTCATTAAACGGTTACGTTCGTAAAAACGCTCATGAGGGTAAGTTCAACAACCGTATTGTTATCGATGGTGACATCCTTGAGAATGGCGACTTCAGCGGAGGGCAGGGACAGGTAATCTCGAGTAAGGCGAATCAAACAAGCGCCGTGGGTGGGGGTATAAATTATTGGACCACCCAGATGAATAACACGATTACGAACAACATCATCCGTAACGATTGTTCGGGTACCTCACAAGGGTTCCGTTCCAACAACGGAGTAGGCGCTGGAGGCGGAGTATCTGATATTGTAGCTAATTATCACTTCGTCAACAACCTTCAATATAACATCGACGCTACCACTCCTCAATGCAACTTGGCAGCTATATTTACAACCCGGATGGCGGCTGACAACTCTGGTACGAACTGGCCAGCGTCCGTGACAAGGTTGAACGGAGTGGCCACCGCGGTGTTGACAGGTTCCGACGCTAACGCAAACGGACAGTCTCGATTCCACGCGGGCGATCCAATTTTGGTATACAACTGTAGTGACACGACGTTTAACTCAACACCAGCGTTCAACTCGAAAGTGTTAGGTCCTCCGGTTTTACCTGGCGTGGATCCAACAGCGCTGACTGTAACATACGCTAACCCAGGCACAGACCAAAGCACTCCCGTCACGTGTACCGTCAACAACCTACAGGGGTCTCCCGATCACTGGTTTGGAGCTCATAATAGTGACTATGGGTTTACGGCGGGTCAAGCAGCAGACCCCAGCTCACCAGCACTCGCTGGTACCCACGCATGTACGTTAACAACAGCGTTTACTTGGATTAATACAATCTCAACCTTCGGTGGTGCTAACGCTCCTCCGGTTGGTGAAGGTACGAGAACGACAAGCTGTGAGATGGATGAGCTGACTGAGGCGTATCATCACAACGCCATTCCGGGTCGCGACACCGCCGTTACTTGTTCGGGTCACGCTGCGGGAGCTGGTGGGATTGCAGCTTGTTATACTGAGTATACAACCACCCACGCAGCGATTGTTCCTCAAACGTTGTGGGGAACGTCAACACCTAACTGTACAACAAATAACCCTGCAACCGAAAATTGTTTGGGTGTGCGGGGTAATATAACAACATCTTCATTCAACTACGCGTTGCCTAACTGGCATGATTACGCGTTGTGTCATGGGGAAGCTGCCTGTAACGGACAGACTAGCCAGTACGCTGCGGGTGGAGCGTTTCAGGCTGATGATGGCACTGACATGGGAGCGAACTTCGCGTTGTTTGATCAAGCACAAACGTCAACACTTTATGTCTGTCCAACAGCTTGTGGGACGGGGCCGTTCCCGGATGTGCAGAGTAATAACCCACAGGTATTCGGTCCGGTTGTTATACGACACGCGGTGATAAAATGAAACACTTACTTTGGATGTTGTTAACGTTATCGTGCGCGGCGCAAACGCCCGTTGTGATTACGGGAACTATCACCGACACGTCCAATAACGTTGCGACGAGTGGGTATATCCAGTTCGACCTTGTGCCAACTAATCAAGGGTTTAACTACAATATCCCTCCCAGTACGGTGGTGGCGCTTTCATCTAAGTGCGCGATTAACGCTTCGGGTCAACCAACACTTTATCCGTCAGGTTCATCTAACACCTGCGTTGTCTGGCCGAATGATTTAATCATTCCGAGCAATACGTTGTACAAGGTAACGATCGCACCCAATAACAAAGTCTCGCGTACGTACAACAACGTCTTAATTAAGTCAGCGGTTAACCCACAACCGATCTCAAGCTTTGAATTTGTCTCTCCCCAAAGCCAGGTTGTAGGGACAGTCGTTAACGGTAATCCGCTCGTTACGATGTCTGTTATCCCGGCAACAGACAGTGTATGGACGGTTGGAGACCCTCAACATAAATATGCATGTGTTTACACCAACTGCGTTAATGGAGGTCCAATAGGCGGCGGTGGAACTCCAGGCGGAAACAATTCAGATGTTCAGTTTAATAATGCGGGGACTTTCGGTGGTGACGATAACTTCAATTGGCTCACCACGAACGAGTCTCTGATGATCACAGGAGGTCCTGTCGCAGCGAACATCACTTCGGATCTCGCTGACACCGGTGTTCTCGACGGAGTAGCTGCTAAGTTTACGGGTTCTATCCACAACACTAGTCCAACGACGGTTGAAACCCTTTACGGTGGAAGTTTTGATGCTTTAGCTGGCCTGAACGGCATAACCACGACAGTAGTTGAGATGTCGTCGATTCATACGCTACTCGATGCTGGAGTTGATTCGGTCATCACTGGCGAATTAGACGGAATACACATCACCCCAGGCGTCAACGTGCCGAACGTGCAGCCTGCGAAGGTTTACGGAATACACATCGAGGACATGACCCCGTTGCGGGGCTCTGTTCAGCGAGCAATCAAAGTCGAAGCTGGGACGTCAGAGTTCAAAGATATCCTGGGAACTACGCTCACCCTGTCAGGCTCTGCTGGAAGCGGGAACCAATGCTTGAGAGTCAACAACGCCGGGCTGCTCAGCGGTACTGGATCTGATTGTAGCCCGATAAGCAATATCAATGGAACGGCTGAGTACGGAGACATACTTCGTTACAACATCAAAGGCGACAATCACTGGGCGGCGTCGCGCTATACCAACGGATTCGGAGCTGCTTACGCAGTTTATGGTGGAGGTCCAGCCTCCGTCGGTATAGCTAGTGGATTAGCCACATCCGCTGGGATGGTTGTAGCCGAAGTTCCTCCAACTCAAACACGCGCAGCAGGTAGATCATACAGTAACAATGCAACTGCTAGTGTTGATGCCTTTGGAATTGTTTTAGGGCAAGACGGGAACAGCAGCGTAAACTTCCCATTCTTAGCGATCGCCAGGACGAGTTTTTTAGTGAAGTTGAATACCCTGACCAACAGCCGATACTGGTTCGGGCTTGGGAACTGGACGAATGCCAGCGCTAACGGAACGAACGGGACGGCAATTCTTGGAACGACGAAGTACGCTACAGACACCCCGAATTCGACGACCGTGGGTTTCAGGTACTCCGACGGAACAGATACGACTTTTAAGGCTGTAACGATTCAGGCAGCGGGGATATCAAACGTGGTTGATACCGGTGTCACTGCGGATACCAACCCGCACTTGTTTGAGTTTGTTCCCAACTTCGCTGGGACTGCTATTGCCTTTTTAATTGATGGGAACTTGGTAGCTACAATTTCGTCCAATCTTCCAAACCCCACTCCAGCAAATCAACGAGAGGCGTTTGGAGATTTATTTGTAGTGACAGATAATAAGAACACCAACACGGCTTCTGGTTTTTCGTTTTACTATATGGAATGTACTCCTAAGTGGTAGGGGAGATTTTATGCCACGCTGGCAAGGTGTTTGGAGACAGGAATGGGACTTCTGCGATAGGTGTGGCTTCCCTCACCCTATAAGTATGTTGTCGATGCAGCTCGGGTTGAAGTTGTGTCGATGTCATGGATGTTGGGATGATCTCTCGAATTACTACCGTCAACAAACCATCTCGGAGATTCTATCCGACGATCAGGAAGGTCGTACTGACAAACCTGAGGTATTCATCGACCCAGAGGAGTTAACGTTTTGACAGACATACTTGCAAACCGACGGCAGAACGTTTTACTCGAGTTGGGTAATCGAGCTGACATCTCCGCATTGGGAACGGCAGGAGCTCCCTCCCGTATCGACAACTGGATCTGGGCGTCGTATTTAAACATCGGGATGACGTACGACTTCGACGATGCGCAGGAGACGGTGACGGGTCAGTGGCAGACTGGGATGGAGAGTATCTCCTGGCCTCCTCAAACTCGCGGGATTGACTCGATTAAGTTCTACTACCCCAACGGAACCGCGATTAAGACGAGTTGGAAAAACATTGATTACCTACGTCGCTACCCAGCTAGCCAAGCAACAATCCCGGTTACTAATCCTCTCGCCGCGGTTGGTCCTCCTGCAATCACAGCGATGTTTGGGCAAAATATATTCGTACGTCCTTACGCTGATACAACGGTATATACTTACATACTTGACTACTTCCTCAAACCTCAACAGACGATTGGTCAGGATAGTGTTACACCTCCTTACACCAACCAAGGCGCTGCTGATATCGGCGCGAGCGTATTGTTGGTTGGTGACGACTGGTTGGAGATCATCGACTACGGCGCGATGATGCGTGGGCATATCGCGTTAGGTGAACCTGAGAAGGCGCAATCAATTCAACAGTTACTGTTCGGATTCACAATGCCGCAAACCGGTAAACAGGTCCCGGGGTTAATCGCACAAGTATTAACACGCAGGCAGGTAATGTCGGGGAATATGGATTACAACATCCAACCTCGTCAACCGAAACGTTCTTACACCAACGTGGGGTGATAATGTATCGACGCGATCCAAATATGATACCGCCGTGGGGAGGATGGAATGACTATATGCCTTCTCTCTTCGCGCCGGCGAACTCGTTCAAGAAGATCACGAACTTTTTGTTACGTGACAACCGGATCGTCGCCGCACCCCAGAACTCGTTGTGGCCTCCCTGGGCGCCAATGCTTTCGTTTAACGAGGTGTTGATGCAGCCTATTACATACCTCGACCAGCAAGCGAACTGGCATACGATCTTGTTGACGAAACGTGGGATTAAGGAGGTAAGTCCTCCGACACCAATCCTTTCCCCGAACGCGTTCTGGAATGATGCATATCCGGTGTATGATGGATCTAACTTATTCTCATACCAGATTTACCAAAACCAAGCATTCTTCAGTAACGGGTATATCCCGTTGACGATGCATAAAGGAGATGGTCGCGCATATCCGGTTGGACCGATGTTCACTCCTCCAATACCCGATCTCAACCCGATTGGGGATTTCCCGGGAGCGTGTTTTTTCTTGGGTAAACTCGCAAGCCGCCTCCTCGCTCTTTATACAGTTGAACCTTATCCAGGCGTCGCAGGATCAACTCCATACCCTTCTCGCGTACGCTGGTGCGCTGTTAACAACCCGTTCGAGTGGGATAGTTCGGTGGATGAGACCGCTGGGGTATTGACAATCCCAGAGGTTGAAGATCAAATCTCCGGGTTTGTGACAATCAACCAAACCGGGTTTATTTTCCGTCAGGCTGGTATTACACCAATGTCGGCGACGGGGAGCGACGTAATCCCATTCTTTATCGAATCGTATTCAGTCGGTCCAGTTGGAGTTGGGTGTAGCATCCCATTCACGCTTTCATCCTACGGAGCGTTGGCGTGTTTTGTTTCTGCTGACAACGTTTATATGTTTACGGGATCCGCTCCTCAACCGATCGGTACCAACGCTCGACGTTCAATCTTCAAAGACCTCGCAGCGCAGTCGAGTCAACCATTCGGGCAGATGGTTGGGACGTTTGGTAACTACATCGATTATCTAACCTACTGGTTGGCAATCCCGCAGAACAATGATACAACTACGTCAGTGTGGATCTATCACTTCGACGACAACACTTGGATTAACGAACAACTCCCGTATGGCGCGTTGCGCTGTATCGGGAATGTGGCGGTGGCATAATGCCTGGCGGCGTATTACCTGATGGAAATGGTGGACGGCCACCAACTTTTTCTGACATACAGCTATTCCCGTCGACTGTTGATTTCGGTAATATTCCTACCGGTACTCCAACAACTCTTGACGTAACCGTTACCTACCACACTAACACAAGCTCACCGTGTTCGTTAACGCTTGTGACTATTTCGGGGGCTGGGTTTTCACTTTCGGGTTTACCCTCCTTCCCCCACTCACTACCCTCCAACGGTTCGCAGGTAACATTCCAGGTTGTATGTACTGCTCCCGGGGCAGGACCACTTACCGGTATTGTACAAGCGCATAGTAATTTTAATAGTCCGAGTAGCTCATTAAAAGCAAACGGAATTACCACCAACATTACGGTAGTTCCCGCTGCGTTGAACTTTGTTCCGACGGTGATTAACACCGTTAACGGTCCTTTAAACGTCGTAATTACCAACCACACGGGCGTTTCAATCCAGTTAACGGGAGCGGCCTTCTCCAATCCCGACTACGCGTTTAGTGGGGGTGCTCCCACTTTCCCAATCACGCTAGCGAATGGAGCGAATACCACCCTCAGCTTTCAGGTCACCCCGAGTGTATCCGGTCCTGATAATGGAACGGTTACGATCACCACCAACATCGCTGGACCGTTTAGTATTGTAATTCCCGCAGCGGTGATTGGGATTTTGTTTGTTGAGGATAACGCGTTACAGAACACTACGCGTAATTTTTTGTTAGGGTTTGAGGGCTCCCCTTCCCAAACGTACCTTGTCGATCCAACAAACTTCAACTCGGAACTCGCCAGCAACCTCCAATTCAACAACCCAATCTGGAACTCGTTGGGGTATGAGAAGGTGTTGAGGAGGGTATGGGTGTTGTATGAAAACATCGGGGTGTGTACAATAACATTCACCGCGAGCTCAATTCGATACGACCCACTCGGCAATAAGATTGTTGACTTCGTACAGAGTACGATCACGATCGGGGATGTTACAATGGGGTCGGGGGAGTACTCAGCTGCTGCTGATTTACAGATCTCGGGAGAGATGATCTTTCTTCAAGTTAGTCGTGCAGCTAACGCTGGCGCACTAAACATGATTGGGTTTTACCCCGAGCTTGAGGATAAGGGTGAGAAGGTTAATAGAGTATGAAGGTAGAACAGGCTGTAACAAACAACACTCCCGCGCACTTACAAGATCGGATGATCCGTATCGCACGAGCTGTCAACGGTCAGTTAGAGTTTGGCTCTCCCGCTACCGGTCCGATTAACATGTCGGGTTCGTGGGTGAATATTACCACTCCAGGAGCTAACGTCGAGTTCACCGTAACACATACGCTAGGTAGAGTGCCAACAGGAATATTAGTAGCGTCGCTGGACCAAGCAGCGATAATTTACGCGTCGAGGAAAACATCATGGACAACAACGCAAGCGTTCTTCAAGTGCAACGTGGCAACCGTAGCTTTGCAGGGTTTCGTTATCTAACCCGGCTGACTGAAAACACTGTCAGTGCTCAGCGCTTGAAGTGGATATGGGACCAAATGCAGGACTGTGAGAATGTCTTTGACGACTTCACACGGGGGAATGTTGACTTCTTCCTCGCGCAATTTGCCAACACCGACAATGAGTTTTACACCGTTGGGAACTCCGCCCTTGTCGTGATCAACCAAGCGATCGAGGGCGGGAGCGCGGACATCCACTACGTTGTTTGGGATCACTCTCTCGACCTCCACAAGCAACGTCAACCAGCCGCGGAGTTGTTTGACTACCTATTTTACCAACGTAAGGTTCATCATGTGGTTGGGTTTATCCCCTCCAACAACCAACGTGCGATCCGCTTCGCGCAGAGCGTGGGGATGAAGTTTGAGGGTGAAATCCGAGAGAACTTCAAATACGAAGGACGTTACTACGCGACTCACATCTACGGTGTATTGGAACGGGAGTATGAAAACTTCCGCGCGAGGTTGGTATGAGCTTTGGCATTGGCGGAGGGCACTCTTCAAGTAAGTCTACGTCGAGTACTCCCTTAACCGGGTTGTTACCTCAACTAACTTCAACACTCGTTAGTGGGTTGCGGGGTGTTGGCGGAGGCACTGCTACCCAAACGGGAATTGACGCGCTCACGAAGTCAAGTCAAACCAGTACCGCGTATGGTGTCGGCGCAATCAAAAACGCGTTCGCTGCGAGTGGGATGGCTGGTTCAACCGACATCGCTCGCTCGATCGGTAAGTTCACAACCGATCAATCAACTGCGTTAGGTACCCAAATCGCACAGTTCACCCAAACGGGAATCTCCGACCAGCTAGCAGCGTTGGGGGAAATTATCTCGATGGCGTCGGGGTCGGGAACGACAACCGGGTCTGGTAATCAGTTTGGATTCAACCTCGCAGCGAAGTTAATCAGTGGGATGGCTCCAGGATAAATATGGGACAACCAGGAACACCTCAACCTCAAAGTGCTCTTTCCTACCTCGGTAAGAGTGATAGTGTACTTGACTTCGTCGGTCGGTTTTTATCGATCAAACAACACCAACAGGCGCAAGCAGGTGAGCAGTTACAGTCGGCTATCACTCTCGCGCAGAGCGGGTTTCCGATCGACGTCAAGGCGTTTGGTAAGATGGTGAAGAAGTCCAAGTTACCAATCGCTACCGATGACGAAACTCTCCGAGCGTTCTACGACACCGAGATCGCCAACAAACGGGATGGGAAAACTGTCGCTGACCCGATGTCGATGATGAAGGGTCAACCCAAACCGATGGAAGCGCAACCTGGTTCTCCCGACTATGTCAAGTCAGCGGTTGATGCTCACAACCGAATTACCAGCTCGGGTAAGGCGTTATCTCCCGGTGAAATGATGGGGCAGTATATGAATGTTTTAGCCGGACGAGCTCGTCAGATGATGTCGACGAAGGCTGCTACCGACCAGGAGAAGGCGAACAACGAACTGCATATTGAGGGTCTGCGCGGTCAGGCGATGCAGGGTGACAACCAAGCACGCGGGCGGTTAATGGCGATGGGGAACATCCCAATCAACGTTGAGTTTGAGAAGTGGAACGCAATGACGGACACCCAAAAGAAGGGGATGTTCGATATCATGGCGGGGCATGAGAGTGATGCTGAACGGGCTGCGAGAGGTCAACGAATTGGGGAATCGTTGGTTACGTCTGGCCGGTTAACAGACCCAGCCTCCGCTTATCGAATGGGGGATATCTTAGCTAGCGGGGGACAGGTGCCTGCTGATCTACGCGCTCAGGTTAAACCTTACACGTTCAGTGAGATGGCAGATCAAGCTACGTTGGGAGAACACCTCATCCAAATGGGGGTGCCTCCAGGTCGTATCGGTAGCGTCATGCGAGCTGCGACAGCAGGTGGACTCGAGAACGCAATGCCTACCGGGCTTAAACCAATCGCTGTCCAACAGCTAGGGTTAGAACAAGCTCGGCTTGGGATGGAGCAGTTACGCTATGCGAAGGAAATTGAAATTGCTAAGAGGGCAACTGCGGTGGAGGCAAACAAAGCGCTCTCTGAACAGTCGAAGGCCGATCTTCAGTCATTTAAGGATCTCGTGGAGCTTAAAAAGATGGGTGGCAACATCCCTCCTGACCTACTTAAGGGGGCGCAGATAAAGGCTGCCACCGCACTCAATATGGATGTGAAGGAGGTTGATTCCTTTTGGCATTTCCTCACCGGCGGTACTAACCTCGAGTTCAGCCCACACTTGTCGGATGAAGGGAAAGGTACCGTCGATAAGTTTTCAGGTAAAGCTCAGCCTTCAAAGAAGAGCACTCTCGACAAGATTGGTGATACAATCAAACGTATGCGTACGGCGGCAAAGGAACCGATCTAATGGCAGACCCAACCCCATTCAACGAGCTGGCTGCTAAGTTCGATCCTAACATGCCGGCGGAGCTCTATGATCAGGTGCGGCAGCACTACTTCGACACGGTGGTCAAGCCTCGGTTGGGGCATGGTGATAACCCAGTCGCCGCGTGGAATTCGTTCAAAACAAACACAGAACGACCTAAGATGGACCCGACCTCACGCACGTTGTTGCCGGCGGCGCAAGCGATTACGGGATTTGCACATGCCCTCAGTACTCCGCTCCCTACTATTTTCCCTGGCGACAAAACTGCTAGGCGCATCCCCAAGGCCCTTGGAAAAGCAGAAGAGTACCTCAACGTCAAAGCCCGCCGTGAAGGAGCAAGCGTTCTACCGTCCTACGCGGGTGAATTTGCCGGCCAACTACCCGGATTTGCACTTGCAGCGGAAACGGGGGGAGCCACACTCGAAGCGACGGGGATTGAAACAGCCTCCTTCGCAGCCAAACTCTTGCGAGGAGGATTGAGCTTTGGTTTGTTTGAATCGGCGACGGCGAATGAAGGTTCGAGGTTAACAGCTGGTGTTAAGGGCTTTGGTACCGGTCTCGCCTTTGAGGGCGCACTCGGTTTAGCCGGCAAACTCATCAAACGTGGCATCCCAGCGAAGGACGTCGACAACATCGTTAAGTCTGTACTGTCCGGTGAGAAGGTAGACATCCCTCCCGAGATCGATAACGAGATCGCGAAGTCGGTTCAGAAGGATGTACAAGAGTCGCGTGCTGAGGGTAGACCTCAATTCATCAAAGAGGAGCCCACCGCGAAAGGGCTTTCCGTACTGGGTCACGACGGCGAAGGAAAGCCCTTCACGATTAAGGTACAACCCGGAATGGAGAAGGCGGCGGTTAAGGAGGTATTGGCTTACACCCGAGCTGGAGGTGCGGTTGATGGTTTAATGCACCCTCCCAACTACAACGAGGTCTTGCAACGCTTCATGCGGGCAAGCGCTGATGAGGGAGCGGAGAAGTACGAAGGCGTTCGGGTCATTCGTACCGCTACTGGCCACGCTCCTTCCATCGCGGTTGAGGATCATCTCGACGGGAAGGGTACTGTTGCCGTCTCCGACAGCGAAATGGTTGTGCAAGACCCTCATCGCGCAAAGCCCGGCATGAACGAGATCGTTAACGGTGTTAAGCAGTTGAAGGATGAAGAGGGACATGAGTTATCAAAAGGTGCGATGATGTCGGTGACACGTGATGTCAACGCGTTGTGGAATAAGGACCTACCCGACACCGCAAAGGAGGAGATTGCAAAGCGAGTGTCAAACTGGGAGCTCGGCGATATGATCCCCGAGCAGTGGAAACGCCCCAAAGAGTTAAGCGAGGTTGAACACATCGAACCGGGTGAGACGCCGGGTGAGATAGAACAGTTACGCCAACAGGAGATTGGCGAACATGAGCCTGAAAGATTTGGTCGTCAACGGTTTGAGGATATTGGAACTACAACGCCTGAAGTACAGGCTGAGTCTAAAGATTGGACTCATGTCGAAAACTCTATCCCGGATTCAGAAAGGTTTGAAGTACATCAAACTCCGTATGGACCTCGCCGAGTCGTCATCAGTGTTCGCCCTCGCTATACTGCTGTACGCGTTAGTGATTCTATTACTGTACTGCCTGGTGCCACCGCGATAACGGGAGAGCCCGGTTCGTTGGGTCATATCCTCGAACGGATGGGAGTTGAACAGGAACCTCCGGCTGGAGCAGAGGGGCGACCCGTGATGGCGTATCCGGAAGGGGTGAGACGAGGAACGATCTACCACGAAGGCTTGCACGTCGATAAATACCACGTCCCTGGTGTTGAGGATATCATGCAGGCGGATGATAACGCTGCAGCGTATTCTATTGGTAAAGGATTACGTAGGATATCGACGTACCGTGGTAGTTCAATCGCGCATGGGGTGGAGGAGGCTTTCGTCCACGCCGCAACTGCGATACGAATGGGTGATGCAAACGCACTTCGTGAACTGGTCTTTATGGACGGGACGGTTGACGATGTGTTTAAGATGGTACACGACCGGGCAACTTCGATTTTTGAAGCAACAACAAAAGCGATGGATACAGCTCCTGGGAGGGTACTCCAACGTAAGATGCAGGACTTGGTTTGGCGAACTACCGGAGATAAAGCTTGGGAGTTAACAACCTCAACGAAGGATTTGTTATCGGATTATTTTTACGACCCAGCAAGCAAGACCTGGAAGGGGATTGATCGCGGTACAGAGAAAGTGTTCGGTGACTATAAAAGCTTCGTCGACGGACTCGGGAAGCGCGACGGGACCGAATGGGCACCGAGTGAGACGTTATGGGCGGAGGCGCGTGGGGTACGTGGACCGTTCGTACCTCGCAACGGGGAGAGCGTCAACCGCCCGATTATGACTAGCGAACCTCCAAAGACTGAGTGGTCCGGTTGGACGGCCATCTCAGGGTTGTTCCGCCCAATGGAGCCTTGGGTGGGAGACCTCCACACACGCGTTAACGACGCGTTATCAAAACACGGTATGAGACTTCCCATCTACGACCGCTGGAAAGATGTCGATGATGCCTTCCGAACAGGATCGGAATGGATGGAGCGACAGTATGGTAGTGCGGCAGAGGCGTTGAAGGGGTTGGGCCAGAAACAATATGCTTATTTCGACGTACTCGCCACTGATCCCAAGCACTGGCCAGAGATGGCCAAGCAACTTGGACTTGATCAGAGTGACCTTCCAAAACTGCAAAAACTTGACGAGTGGCTCGGTCAGTTTCGTAATGAAACCGGAATACTTGTCAAAAACTATCTCAGAGATGAGCTCCCTCGTCTGCGTGGGTTTGATTATAACACCGATTCAGTTTATGGTACCCTTAAGAAGACCTCAGAGCAGATGTCCACCTTTGAACGCCTCATTAAAGAGGGTAAGCTCGACCCGAAGGCGAGACATATCGGATCCTTCATCGACACTATGATGAGAGAAGGGATGGCGCAAAAATACACAGATAAACCGTTGAAAGCATTAGAGAAGCTCATTGGGCAGAAGGCTAAGAATGGTCAGTATATGCTGGGTAATATGAGGTACCCTTTGGAGAACTATGTACGGTATATGAGGGGAGTGCCGGATGTAACGTCTCAGGTGATGAATAAGACCGTTGGTGAGTTTATGTCGTTTCTCGGTAACCGAGCTGAGGCGATGAATAAACACCTCCCGTCGTACGCTCAGCTGCCTACTGAGTTTTCCGCTCCCAAGACCGTGATCAACAAGTTAATGATCTGGTCGTATGCGGCTGGGTTGGGTCTGCGTGCATCGATCCCAATCCGGGACTCACTACAGGTGTTCTCAACCGGCATGCCCGTGATGGGAGTTTCTC